CCTCAGAAGTTCATCGGCAAGAAGGCCACCATCCAGTACTTCCAACTCACCGATGCTGGCGTGCCGATGTTCCCTGTGCTCATAGCCGTACGCGACTACGAGTGAGTAATCAATGAGTTGGGGGAGACGATCGAACTGAAGATGAAAATTTGTATGTTTGGTGCCGTCCCCGACCATCGGGTCACACTAACCAACTCAAAAAACCAATGAAAGCCGAAGTAGTGACGATCACGCCCGCCATGGCAGAAGAAATGCTGAAGGGCAACAAGAGCAACCGTCCGGTGCTTCAAAAGCACGTCAAGTTCCTTGCTCAACAGATGTTGAGCGGGGTCTGGAAGACCAACGGTGAAGCGATCAAGCTCAGTGGATCCAACCTGTTGGATGGACAGCATCGATTGATGGCATGCGTGCGGTCTGAAATGCCATTCACTACGCTGATCGTTCGTGACGTAAATAGTGACGTATTCGATACGCTGGACACTGGTAAGCTACGTAGCGCATCTGATGTGTTGGCGATAAACGGAGCCATCAACACGCGACTTGTTGCCAGTGCGATTCGGGCCATTTACCTGATCCGAGCAAAGAAGCTTTACAACAGCGTTCGAACCACGACCAACGCAGAGGTGCTGTTGTTTGCTCAGACAAACCCCGGCATTCACGAGAGCGCTCAAGCTGTGAACACCATGCAAACGGCAAAGAGGTTGTTGAGTGGAGCGCAAGCCGCTGCGCTGCATTACGAGTTCGGGCTTCGTGACCCACAGCGAAGAGACCGGTATTTCAATGCACTGGAAACTGGGTTAGGGCTGGATGCGACAAATTCTGTCTACATGCTTCGTGAGAGGCTGGTAGACAACGGAATGAACAAGGCGAAGTTGCGTCCAATAGACATCTTGGCTTACGCGATCAAAGCGTGGAACGCAATGAATACGACCACGATGAAGCGCTTGTCGTGGCACGTGAAGAAGGGCGAAGCGTTCCCAACCATCGCAGACTAACGCAAGCGCGCTTGCGGCTTGAAATGTTCCAGCGGAAATACCTCCCGCTGGAACATTTACCGTCGTTCGATCGTATAAGGGTCATGAAGATAGAGCCGAAGATCGGTCTTACTCCCCCGGAGTTCGGGGAGGGACTATGTGTGTATGGTGAGCCACAAGAGGAGGTTCGGCAGTGGTGCGCGTATCATGGCATACAGACGGCCTCCGCAGGGCGGTACACCAACCTTGTGATGCCGGAGGTCACCAGCGGGCTCTTCAAACATCCTGAACCCTATCAGTACCTCGACGGGTTCTCCCCGAACCTCAACAAGCACTTGCACTTGGGGCACCTCTCCAATCTGGTGCTCGCCAAGGCGTTCCAATCGCTGGACGTATCAAGGGAGACCATAGCGATACTCGGAGACACATTGCCGGGACAAGTGAGCAAGGAAGAGGCGTTGGCGTCCTTCCGCGCTTACTGCGATAGGTTCAATTACCCGGTGCATTACATGTTCTTCGCCTCTGAGATGGTGCTTCACCGCAAAGACCTGCTGGAAGACGGAACCAATGACGGCGTGGACCGCAATGGAGAGCCGCTGGACTACGTGGGCACCAAGGTGTTCAACATCGAAGGGCAGAAGATAGTGGGGCTCAAGAGCGACGGAAGCACCACCTACTTCTATCAGGACGTAGCGCTGGCCTCGACGCTCAATGAGTCCACCTTGTACCTTACAGGGAGCGAGCAGAACCAACACTTCGGACTCCTCAAGAAGTTGTTCCCCCACACCGATCACGTGGGACTCGGGCTGGTGCTCCTCAATGGGCTCAAGATGTCCAGCCGGAACGAGGATGGTACCGAGAAGACCGAGGAAGAGAAGAAGGAGATCTACGCCAAGGAAATACTGGAGAAGCTCAACGAGATGTTCGGTGACGACCATCTCGCCTACAACGTGCTCGCGGGCCACATACTGAAGGCCGCTCCCAAGACCACCAAGAAGATCGATGGCAAGACGCTGTCGGATGTCAACATCTCCCTTGGCCTCTACATCAGCTACACCAACGCTCGTCTTTGTAGCGCCGGGATAGAACCCGTGTGTGGTGATGAGTTCCGTTCATGGAAATTGAGCTACGCCTATGCAAGGGCGCTCTGGCAACGTGAGCCGAATTGGCTCTTCATGGCGCTCTTCAACCATTGCACGCGCATCAATTCCCTCTACAGGACACATCGTATTTCCGGTAGCCCGGAGAATCATGCGATGTTCTCCGGGTTGATGTTGGACCTGCAACTTGGACTGAAGAAGCTTGGGCTGTATTCGGTTGAGCGCGTAGACCATCCGGAGTCATTGGATTGACACTATTTATCTGCGATGAGGAACCTGCTTCAACGCCTGATAAGGGAGACCGTCTCCGAGTTCAATGAGAACTTGGTCACCAAAGCCGATGACCTTGACATCGCATCGCCTGAGGCGAACTACGTGCGGTTGCAGCGGCTCGTGGGCCAGCATGGCACTCCGACCCCGGATGGTCTGACCATGCGCATGAACAACCCCGTTGGAGACATTGTCGCCGTGACGTTGCAGAAGGACGGAGGCGCATTCGATCTGTTCGCCGTGGATGCCAATGGCGCTCGCCGCAGATTGGACGCCAACAGTCTCTTGGATCCCCAGAAGGCCGCTGAACTCAGCGCCCTGTGCAATGAGATCACTCTCCAGATGGAGGGCGTACAACATAAGAATTAGTTTGCCTAGTACGTAACTTTGTACGACCTTTGTCCGTATAACCGCGCAGACAGCGGACATCATGGAAAAGAACGAACGTGGGATCATTGAACTGAACTGGGGCTCAAAGGACACCGGGCGCTTCGAGGCGGTACTGGTGAACGGAGAACTCAAGCACTTCATGGGAGTGGCTCCTGATGGGTCCATCAATGTCTACTCCAACGACCCCAAGTTTCTCCAGTCGCTGAAGGAAGTCCTAGGCGAGCTTGACATGGAATCCAAAACGCAAATGACGCGCCTCAAGAATGGGGGCGCCAAGAACGCTATACCGGCTACGGCCAATACGAATACATGATGGAGAACAAGAAATACGCGCCATTGATAGGCAAGAAGTTGACATGGGAGATGCTTGAGTCCTTGATGAAGGACATGAGAGACGATATTCTTGCCGAGAACATCACACACAAGAAGCTGAAGAGGTCCAAGAAGGTCACTTCGGTACACACTGAGGACGACGGGGCATAAAGGTTCCATGTCGCACGAACAGGGCGGTGAAACAAAATCACCGCCCTGTTCGTATAACAGAATAAAGCCCGAAAGATGACGTATATCCTCTTGATTATCGTGGTCCTCGCGATCATCGCGCTGCGGGACATCTTCTTCAATAAACGCCACACCATAACGAGGAACTTCCCGGTGATCGGGCACATGCGCTTTTTGTTGGAGCGCTTTCGTCCTGAACTTCGTCAGTACTTCATCGAGGATGACCGCAATGGGCAGCCCTTCGATCGCGTCGAGCGTTCTTACATCTACGCTTCGGCCAAGGACCAGAACAACCTTATGGGCTTCGGCTCGGATGCCGATTTCACATCGAATGACCACTTCTTCATTCGTCAGGCCGGATTCCCCAAGGAAGACCAGCACACGGATAAGGTGGGCTGCCGCAAGGTCATAGGCCCGCAACGCAAGCATCCCTATCAGCCGACATCCATCATCAACATTTCCGCCATGAGCTATGGCGCCTTGGGATGGAAGGCTACTATGGCGAACGGCCTTGGGGCACGCGAGGCTGGAGCCTATCATAATACGGGAGAGGGAGGATTCTCGCCCTATCACGCGGGCGCCGATCAAGTGGTGTTCCAAATAGGAACAGGATACTTCGGTTGTGGCATCACGATGCCCGATGGCAAGCGCAAGTTCGACATGACCATCCTGATGGACCTGATCGCCAAAAACCCATCGATCAAAGCCATCGAGATCAAACTCTCGCAGGGAGCCAAGGCTGGCAAGGGAGGCGTGCTCCCTGCTGACAAGGTCACCGATGAGATCTCTGCGATCCGTGGCGTGCCCAAAGGTCATGATGTTATCTCCCCAGCCAACCACGATGGCATCGACTCGGTCGACAAGCTCATCGGCTTCGTGGAGTTGATCGCCGACTACACGGGCAGGCCCGTTGGTATCAAGTCTGCGGTCGGCAAAGAGGACTTCTGGCTGGAGTTGGCTGAGCGTATGGCACAGACGGGCAAGGGTCCGGACTTCATCACCATCGATGGTGGCGAAGGTGGTACAGGAGCGGCGCCCGTTCCGTTCTCCGACCACATGAGCCTGCCGTTCAACGACGCTTTCACGACGGTCTACAAGGCGTTCCAAGCGCAAGGCCTCACCGACAAGGTGGTCTTCATCGCATCGGCCAAACTGGGACTTCCGGCCAAGGCGGTCCGCGCCTTCGCCATGGGCGCCGACATGATCAATATCGCCCGCGAGATCATGTTGTCGGCTGGCTGCATTCAGGCCAAGCAGTGCGCATTGGGAACATGCCCCGCTGGCATCGCCACCCACAACTGGTGGCTTCAGCGCGGCTTTGACATCAACGATAAGTCGCCACGCATCGCCCGGTTCATAAAGACGCTCCGCAAGGACATCCTTGCCTTGACCTATGCCGCTGGGTATGAGCATCCATCGGAGTTCATGATGAGCGATATCCTCATGAATACGAACGATGTTCACATTCGCAAGCCGATGTCCGATATTTATGGCTACGAGAAGATGAAGTTGGAGGTGATGAAAAAAGCAAAGCTTGCATGAAAAAGACAAATGACATATTGGATGTGCTTACCATAGGAGCGCTCACCGTGGGCGTATTCGCCTTGGTGCTTTTGGTGACTTTCAGTGAACGGCCTACCAGAACGACACGACCAAAGAAGCCGACGTATGCCGCATACGCAAACTGATGGGAAAAGACGTATCGAGGTTCCTCAGCTTGGTGCTCCGGCACAAACCCGAGACCATAGGCATCAAACTGGACAAGGCGGGGTGGGTCGATGTGGATGTGCTTCTGTCGCAACTTGCCAAGCACAACAAGGTCGTCACGCGGGAGGAATTGGAATCCATCGTGGTGGAGAACGACAAGAAACGATATGTTCTGAGTGAGGACGGACTGCGCATCAGAGCCGCACAGGGCCACTCCATCGATGTGGACCTTGGCCTCAAGTCGCAAGTGCCGCCTCTGGTCCTCTATCATGGTACGGTCGAGAGGTTCTTGGGCCCCATACAGAAGGAGGGCCTCCAAAAGATGAGCCGCCATCACGTGCATCTATCCAAGGACGTGGAGACCGCCACCAAGGTCGGAACGCGGCGGGGTGAGGCCATCATCTTGGAGGTGGCCGCAAAGCACATGCACAACGATGGCCACAAGTTCTTCATCTCCGACAACGGCGTGTGGCTCACCGACCACGTGCCAGTCTCTTACATAACCTTTCCTTAGGGGTTGCTATATTTACATCATGCAAGTTACTGCATGATGGAAAGAGAGAAAGAGGTTGAGATAGCCCCTGCGAAACCTGTTGTGATACCGAGACGTCGGATATACCCCGACCCGGAGACCACACCCATACCCCGCCCGAAGAATGCTGGGGATAGGTGATGTGTTCTCGCGCGAGGTGGTAGATGCGGTCAAGGCGCGCATTCCATTGGAGCCGTTGTCTTACGGTGACCTCATCGACATGCGTGACGCGTTGATGTTCATTCAAGAGTTCGAGCGACCGATGCGAGAGGAAATGGAGCGGCTGGCGACATCCATCGTCTTCAACAACTTCCCCATATTCATGAACAACAAGGGTTGGGTCCGCGTAAAGGCTAAGCTCGTGGATTACATCCTGCCACCAGACCCCGGAGCGATGGAGGAGCCCAAGTTCAATGCGGAGCTTATGGACCTCTATCGTAAGCGCAAGGCCATCAACATGATGACACAGGGCGCCAGTATCGGAACCCATGGTGTTCATCACCTGCGTGACGACTTTAGAGAGGCGAACCCTGAACTGGTCGAGGCCTACGACATTTTCAACGAACTGAACTTGAAGTACATGCGGGCGACACCCGATGAGCTTATCGAGTCCAAGTCCGAAGGGGATGCACAGAAATCTCGGATACTGGGTAGAATGCACTTGGAGCACAAGAACGGGAGGTGGGTCATACAGGCGGAAGCCATCATTATGCCGGTGCTCATCCACGAGACCATCAAGGGCATGTACGAATTGATCGCCATGAGCGGACTCCCGAAGGACCACGCTATAGCCGAGGCGGTCATGGAGTACACCGACACCAACCGGAACGAGGCCATCGACCTGAAGTACGGGGAACAGGTATACGCCATGGTCCGGGACTTCTTGCGCGGGAATTTCGCCGACCTCACCGATAGGCGACCGGAGGTGATGGAGTACTATCTACAGGAGTTGTACCAAGAGGAGCCTCAGAAGATGATATCCGTCATCGAGGGTATGATGAAGGGGAATATCCCCACAGAAGGCATAAGGCGGTCGCTGGAGGGTATTTATAGGGACCTGACGCGCGATGACGCTGAAGCGAAGTACACCCCATGAAGCCAACTGACGAAATAAGGAGTCTCATACGCAGTATTGTGAGCGAGGTATCGGCCATGGACATGGCCATGCACCAGACGGATGCTCCTGCTGTGGCCCAAGGACGCACCGTTGACATGGAGGGCCTCATGGCGTTCATGAGGCAGAAAGGCGTCAACGGGAACGAGAACGACATCATCAGCATCTTGGAGGGGCAGCCAACGGACAAAGTGAAGAACGACATGGCCGAGGTCGTTGAGTTCTACCAGACCGGGACCGACCCTCAGCAGATGGACGCCGAGACCATGTTGGACTATTACCTGAAGTGGAACAAGCTCAACATCGATAAGAACGAGATACTTGCCTTCTCGATAAGTGAACAATGAACCTGAGAACTCTCATACGTGAAGAGGTGGCCCGCAACATCCCGTTCGAGCACAACGTGATGATCCGTCGGGATACGCAGCACAAGTCCAGATTCCATCTGGGAGGTTCCGCCATGAACGCCAAGGAGATGGGGATCGAGAACAAGACCCCCGTCATCAGACCTGTTGTGAATGAACCGCGTGTACCGCAGCGTCAACGTACAGAGCGACAGAAGGACTATGAGCGGTTCATGGAGGACAAGCGATTCGGCGCTGGAGGAGCATTGGAACGCGCCAAGGTGGAACCAGCACCCCGGTTCGATGTGCTCATGTGCGCTTGGGTGCTCAAGAACGTCAAGCCGAAGAAGATATTCGAGGACCTCAATGGAAACTTCGTAGTACACGCCGACAAGTCCGGAGACCCGGAGAACTTCTGGATAAAGCCATGGAGCGAGGCGCGCATGACACCGACACAGGAGAAGATGAACGAGGCACTAAAACAGGTGAATGAAACCTTTGGCACGGCGTACTTCATCGACATCACCTATCCCAAGAACGGAGAGGAGATATTCGTGATCAAGTCCGGAGAGCGCGAGGAGGCAAGCAAGAAGCCTGTGACGTACGGTCAGTACTTGAACTTCTCGGAAGTGATCGAGAAGAACGAGCGCCTATTGCGCGCCATGGAGGCCATGAACGGCCTTGATCACATGATGAGCGACAAGACACCGTGGAGATTGATGACCGAGCCCATCAAGCCGCAGCAAGCCCGAGTGGGCATCATCGGAACCAGCGCGAGGAATGGATAAGGTGAAATCGATCGTGAAGTCCGTTGTGCGGGAGATGTACGATCGGCCGTACGGAGTGGCGTACACAAGCGCCGTTATTGAGGATGGATCCGATTGCAGAAAACTGGAGGAGGTGGCCAAAGATGAGGTGCGCAAGTTGTTGCGTCTTTCAAGGGACACTGATGAATCATTGGATGGCTGGAAGCGACCCGATGATTACCACATGACCATATGTCTTGGTGAGCTTCCATTGCATCGGAAGATGCTGGGTGATATAGGTGCCGATGTGGCATTGCAGGTGACGCACTTCGGCATGACCAATGAAGCCGCCGCGTTCAAGGTGACGGGATACATGTCCAAGAACGATGTGCAACATATCACTATGTTTTTCAGAACACAACCCTCCGCCTCGAAGGAGATCAAAGAGTGGCGTGAGTTGCCGGAACCATTCACGGTCAAGGCCGTAATACGCGAGATAGCAGCCGGAAAGCCATAAGTGCTATCTTTGCAGAAAGGATGATACTATGGCAAGGCAAACGTATGTGTGCGGCTTCCTGTTCGACAGGAACTTCGAAAACATTCTGTTGATACGCAAGAACAGACCGGAGAAGCAGAAGGGAAGGCTCAATGGCGTTGGTGGGAAGGTCGAAGAGGGAGAGTCTTTCCGGCAAGCGATGGAGAGGGAGTTCCGCGAGGAGGCAGGCATCACCATCAGCGGCGATGATTGGAATGAGTGCGTGGAACTGGTCGGCCCGGATTACGAGGTCAACTTCTACTGGTACTTCGGAGACTTATCGGAGGCGAAGTCCATGACTGATGAGCCATTGGAGATACATCGTGTGGACTCGCTCATCGGGAACAAGGATGTGCTCACCAACCTGAAGTGGATCATACCGAGATGCTTTGACATAACGCTCCATACCACGCGCGCCGTGGAGCAAAGGTTCTTTCTTCTGAGGGAATCTGTTAGGTTTGCACCAACCAAGTAAGCCGATGATGATCCAAGAAGAGGAAAAGGCTGCGTTCGAGACAAAAGTCATACGAGTCGCAAAGGAGAAGGCGAGAAGCATGGAGTTGCATTTCTTGGGGCTGGAACAATATGCCGACGCAATCAAGTGGAGAGATGCTCAGGCTAACCTCAAGGTGAATGTGCGGTGGTCTTCGCTTGCCAACAAGTTTGAGGTCGAAGTGGATTTCTTCCCCACTAAGAACTTCAATACAGCGTAGTGTCGATCCCCTCGTACACGTGGTCGAAGTGACACGTGTTATCATGGCACATCTGAGGGGTGGTCTCGTACCACTTCGGAAAGCATGACGAATAGAGCCACGCCGCGTACTCCGAACAGTAGAAGCGGTCAGTGGTGTGGCTTGATGCCGTTGTGTGCCCGTACCACCTGCCTGTGATCTGATAGAGCAGTTGGTACCACAACAAGCCGCTGAAGTCGTATCCCTTGTGACCCACCTGCGCCATCGCGCGATAGCTGAACTCCTTCTTGTCCACTGGCTCCTTGGGCCGCGACACCGACACAATAGCTCCCTCGCCCCACTCCTCGATAGGACGCACGACGATGCCGGTTGCGAGAGCCTCACAAATGAAGGTCCTGCCCCAGATGTCTATGACCACGGCCGAGTGCGACCAAGTGGACTTGGATGCCTTGCGGATGAGAAATGAAAGCCATGAGAATGGCTTCTTCATGCTGAAGGGCGTGAACATGTTGATGATGTCCCCTGCTTGCAGCTTGAAAACCTGTGTGCGCTCCATGTCGATAAATAGGTGAGCGCCATGGGTGTATCTTTGTTGTGAAACAATTCCTTGTCTTCACACGTCCAAGCGATAATGAGCCTCAGTCGGAAATACGGAGCCAACGGCAAGACCTTCCATGTTCCATGGTCAGAGGGCACAGATTCTACTGACCGTAAGAACTGGGACTACTGGACAGACATCCAACAGGGTATCAAGGAGTTGGTCTTCACGAGCAAGTTGGATGGGGAGGGGACGTGTTTGAACGAGTTTGGTGTGTTTGCACGCTCCCATGCGGCCCCGAGCGACAAGCCTTGGAGTGCCTATCTACGCCAAAAACATGCGGTGATGGTTCATGATCTGAAAAAGGACCAAGTGGAGATATTTGGTGAGAACCTGTATGCCTTGCACTCAATCGAGTATCCTTGCCTTGATGAGTACTTCCACGTCTTTGCCGTACGGCATTTAGACCAATGGCTCAGTTGGGAGGAGGTAGAGTGGTGGTCCAGCGTGTTCGACCTGAAGACTGTTCCGGTTCTAGGTCGTTTGTCTGTGGATGGACTTGCCGAGTCTTTTCTTGTGCAGTACGTCAAGGAGTTGGGCGCACAGCCAGAGTTGTTCGGTTCGTATGATATTATAGACAACAAGCCGTGTTCACGAGAAGGAATCGTGTTCAGGAACGTTGATGGATTTCATGTGGACGCCTTTGTGCAGAACATCATGAAGATGGTGAGGAAAGGCCACGTCAAAACTGATGAACACTGGGAGCGCCATTGGAAGAGGGCGTACTTAAAACGTGAGGTTAAAGCTTATGCCGATAGCAATGGAATACCATTGTCTGATGCGGCGTCCTACTGGAACGCCATCAACACCATGAGGGTCAAGCGGTAGAGTTCTTCTGGAAGAGAAATTTCTCTCTCTTTCTTTTCAAATACGTGGTTGCACCATTGTACAGGTATTTTTCAAGGGTCTGTATTCCGGCCTTGGTGTTCACCATTATGTGGTGACCTTTGTGTTGAGCATAGACGCTGGGCGTCACACCAGTTTCATGCTCTATGACATTGATTAGTTGGTCTTTGAACTTTGCTGAGGCTGTATAGATAGACCATCGTTTACTGTGTCTGTTTTTAACGTTTGTTATGCAACCGTCACCATCGAATACACCACGAATGAAGTGACGGTTCAGTCGCTTGGATATGGATGGGTATTCCAAGGTGAACGTCTTACGGTGAGCTATGCCGACTGAGTTCAGGTCCTTCACTATTTTTTTGTTGCCGATGATGAATGTTACAGACTTGTTGGCTGTATAATGGATGGGATGGGTTGATAGAATGGCCGACTTGAATTCTTTCATATGTTCTACGTCTCTTTCTGATAGATGAAGTCGCAACTCCTTGCGATCCACACACCCATCGGCAGCTATGAAACCAAGCCAATAGGCTTTCTGTTCTGTGTCTATGAGTTCAAAGTATGACTCATCCCAGTGGTAAGTCTTTGCTCCACACTCTTGAGAGCAAAATTTGCCACCGCCCCTCCTTTCATACGCTATGTTTTGGAGAGTGAACTCTTTTTTGCATCTAGCGCACCGTCTTTTGTGTACTTTCACCTTGGTTTGGGCACAGCACTTCTTGGAACAATACTTGTTCTGCGTTCTGCATGTCCTTAGGAACTCCTTTTTGCAGTGAAGGCATTGAACGTAGACTTTGGCCTTGGCAACATAGAACCGTCCAGCGCACGCTCTTCCGCAGACCTCTTTACCTAAGTCGCGCTTTCTTTTGGCGATGATGGGTCCATTGCATATCTTGCACGGGTTTTCTAGCTGAACTGGTTGCCACATGTAGTATGGAGGTTAAGTGATGTTCATAACTATACATACATAGATTGGAAAAGTGAAGCTCTGGCGATGAGGACTACATGAACACCATTCGTGGCCTGCGGGAGACGAAAAAGAAGACGGGGTAAATACCGGGAAAAACCGTTTCTTCTTTCGGTTCGATAGCCGTTGTTTCTGCGGTCTTTCACTCATATTTAGATATGAGGAAGGAGCATGTTGCATGAGACAGGAAGTCGAACATAAAATTCGTTCTAGCCATGATGAGGGATTTCATTCGTCCGAAGCATTTGGGCTTACAGGATCAAGACGCCAAGGATGGCTTGATCAATGTGGCCAACGTGAAGAAAGGGGACAGGTTCTACGAGTGCCACCACAATTGGGGCAACATCGAGGTGATAGCCTTGGATGACGCTCGCTGGGCCGAGGGCGGTTGGATGTGCCGGGTCAAGGACCGCATGAACACGGAGCATGACATATTCGTGTCCGCCAATACCTTGCACCATGGTCCCAACTTCTACAGCCTTCCACAGATACTGGACCAGAACGAAGAGGGAGAGGTAGGCTACTACGTTCAGTAAGAAACAATTTCTTGTGTTGGGTCGTATAAGTGCAGCACTTATCTTTGACCCCTATGGAAAACGGCATTACCTCTATCGGCGCGGCCGATTTCGTCAAGAAGAGCTTCATCGGCGGCGGCAATAGCAAGCCGATGTTCGATCTGACCGTTGATTCCTTTCTCAAGTACATCAACGAGGACTTGAGCGCCCCATCCACGTCCGTCTGTAGCGTGCTGCCGAGCAAGATGCCGTTCTGCCGCTATCTTTTCATCGGCAACTTCACCAGCGCTCCTCTCTCCAACATGAGGATCGACAACAGCAACGCGCAATGGTTGCGCAGTGAATACATGGCGCGGCGCGATTCGGAGCTTCCGGTGCTCATCCGCTACTTCTCCTTTCCCTGCCCCCAGCCGCCAGCGAACGTACTGATGTTGGTGCTCTACAGCCGCGAGCAGCTTTTGCTGGAGGCCAAGACCGACGAGGAGCGGGCGGCAGTGCCAGACAACGATTGGAGTGTCATCTCGGTGTTCGCCTTGGACAGCGTGGAGGTGCCTCCAATGCCTCCCATCACCATGATGCGCAACGCCTTGGGGATAGAAGAAGGCGGCAATGGGGTGCCGCTGGACAAAGCCGACTACATTGCCGCCTGCGGGTATTGGAACACCCACGCCATGGTGCGGTGAAACAATTCGACCAGTTCGATCGTAGAACGCTCACAACTCCAAAACCAGATGGCAACAACCGTAGTCAAAAAAGAAGAGAAGGGACAAGGCCTGAGCAAGATCGGCTCGTTCCTGCGCAACACCTTTTTCAATGAGGTGGAGGTGAAGGTCCCGGTCCAGCCGCCAGCACCCGCCGCCGCGAGCCCAGCGAGCGTCCCTATCGTTCCTACACAGGACTTGGTCTCACCAAAGTCTGGTATCGTGGATGATGCCCTGCGTGCGCAACTCCTGAACCTTATTGAGGAAGGGAACATCGATGGTTACGACTTCAAGGAGTTCAACGACCTGCTGGATGGCGACGGGACTGTCCGCACGGTGGACAAATACACCAACGCCTACAACACCATCAAGCGTCTCAGCAAGAAGGACCCTGCGATCAAAAAGACCCTGCTGGAGTCGGGTCAGCACTACATCAAGGTGTTGACCGATGAGCAGACCGACTTCGAGGTATCTTTCCAGACCCTCGTTGACGAGCGCGTGGGTACAAAGCGCAAGGACTACGAGGCTATCTCCAAAGAGGTCGCCGAACTGGATGCACAACGCACCGAACTGGAGCGCAAGATCAAGGAGAAGCAGACCGCCATGGCGGGCTTGGAGGACGAGATCTCCAAGCACAACATCGAACTGGACCGCCAGCGCCTGAACTTCTTGGCCACCATGGGGTCCATCATCAAGGACTTCCAAGAAAAGGTGGACAACATCGAACTGCACTTGCCCGCCGACCCCGTCACCGAAACAACCACGAAGTAACACTCACACCTCTGTACAAAATGGGAATGCTCATGCAATCGAACGATGCCAACAAGCAGCAGACGTTCTGGGACAAGAAAGAAGGAATGTGGGGCAAGCTCGGCCTTGGGCTCATGGTCATCGCCGGAGTCATCGGCCTCAGCAGGTTGTGGCCGTACTTGATAGCCTTCGTCAACGGCGCCGCTGACTTCACGCTCGCTTTGGTACGCGCAGGGCTGATCGTAGGCGTGGTGGGCTTCATCGTGTACACATTGACACGCCCGAAGATCAGGACCATGTTGTCATATTGGTACAAGGGATTGATCTCGTTCATCGTGAACGGCTATGTGAGCCGGAACTATGTGCAGATCATGAGGACCTACATTGATGATCGGCAAGAGAGCCTCGGATTGATCCGTGGAAGTATCCGGGATGTCAGCAAAGGCAAAGGCACTGTGGATGGGGACATCAACCGCACACGAGAAGAGATCGACGAGGCTGTCAAGCGCAGGCGTGACATCAACAGTTTGTTGGCCACCGAGACGGACCCGGAGATCATCCAGCAATTGAAGATAGAACTCACCACCATTGCGGGTTCCGTTGGTGATGCCGACGCAAGTCTCAAGATGCTGCAAGCCGAAAGCAGTCGCCTTGACCTGATGCTCAAAGTGTTGAGAAAGGCCGAAATGTTCACGGCTGCCATGGTTGGTCGTCTCTCCAGCAAGGTGGAGCGCATGATCCGCAACCACGAGACCATTTCCAAGGCGAGGTCCGTGTTCATGCACGCACGCGAGGTGGCCTTCGGTGGCAGCGCGGCCCGCGACATGTTCGATGACTCGTACGAGTTGATGCTCAAGCGGACCGACGAGGACAAGGGCGACATCGACGCGATGATGGATGAGTTCAAGAGCGCCTTCAATACGCATGACGTGAACGCCAAGCTGAGCGAGGAGGCTGGCAAGCGCCTGCTGGCCGAGTGGGACCAGAAGATGGACGCCAAGCTTCAGGACAACCTGTCCTATCTGGAGGGGGATGCTGCCTTGGTTACACCTGAGGCGATACCTGTTGCGACACCCAACACCGCTGAGAAAGCCGCATCCAAGTACCTGAAATAATAGGGCCCACCTGAAACATTCTGCGTAGAAAATACGTAGAACATCAATAACGTCACAAACGACAAAATCAACAAAATGGAACAGGAGTACACCACACAGAAAAAGAGCACGCCCAAGATCATTCCGTTCTTGGTGTTCGGAGCGCTCATCGCCGGACTGGCCTATTGGGCTTTCTCCGGCACCGACAAGGCAACAACGGACGCCACAGCTACCACGGCCAATACGGAACAGCCACAGACCACCGCCAGCAGCAGCGATGGCATCGCACCCGAGGTGCCCATCAATTACGATGAGAAAGCCTTCAATGCCGGTATTTGTGATTGGCCCGAGTACATCACGTGCGTGGACTTCAACAACGGCCTGAAGGACAACCCCGGATCGCGTTTCCGCAAGGAGTTCGGCTTGCCGGTGAATTTCACCGTCATGAACAACTTCAACCAGACGCGGGCGGCCCTCACCAGCGGAGCCATCGACGCGGTGTGGGGAACCATCGACTCATTCTCCGGGGAGGCGGAAGGCCTAGCGGCGGACCCGACAGTGGCGCAGACTGTCATAGCTACTGATTGCAGTGAGGGCGCCGACTTGATAATCGTCACGAGCGACATCAAGAGCGTTGCCGATCTCAAGGGTAAGACCGTCGCGTTCGCCGGGCTCACCCCCTCCAACAGTTTCCTCTTGAATACGCTTCAAGCGGCGGGGCTCACCATCAAAGACATCAACCCCATCTCTACGCTTACACCCGCCATGGCAGCCACCGTGTTCAAGAGCGGTAAGGCCGATGCTGTCGTATTGTGGAAGCCGGAGGACGCAGCCTGCCTTGAAGACGTGGAGGGCTCCCGCGTGCTCATCAGCACCAAGACCGCCTCAAACCTCATCTACAACGTGTTCTTGGTGCGCAAGGAGTATTTGGATCAACATGAAGATCGTGTGGTGGACTTCTTCACCGGCTGGATGAAGGCGAACGCTGAACTGAAGGCGGGTGGCAGGCCCGCTCGCGAGCGCTTGGCCAAAGCCTTGGTCAAGTACATGAAGTGGCCCGATGAAGCAACGGCCATGGCTGACATGGACAACGGACGCTTCCTCACCATCGGTGATAACCTGAACCTGTTCGGAATGAACAAGTCCTTCAAGGGAATGAAGGCCAAGGAAATCTACTCGAAGTTCGGTGCCATGTATATGGCAAGCGGTGACATCACCAATGAGCCCCCCGCATGGAGCACCGTATTCGATAGCCGTATCATCGACAAGGTGGCCGAACGCCTCAAAGGCGACGAACACAAGGCGGAAGGGCGCAAGGAGTTCACCCCAGCGACCTCCCAGACGATCGAGGAACCGGCCCTGACACACCTTTCGGTGACGGTGAACTTTGCCACGGGCAATTACAAGCTTGATGACAAGGCCAAGAACATCATCAAGCGCCAGTTCGGTGATGCGGTGAAGACAAACGCAAGTGCGCGTATCCGCATCGTCGGTAACACCGACAACACCGGTAGTGAGGAGGCCAACCGGAAGCTCTCCAAGCGACGCGCTCAGGCCGTGGCGGACTACCTCGAAGAGGAATACGACTGCGACCCGAATCGTTTCATCGTGATCGGAAACGGCCCGAAGGATGCCATCGCCAACGGTGTGGAGGGCGACAACGAGGAGTATCGTCGCACCGACTTCGAGCTACTGGAGGACTAACGCGTCATGAACCAACAGCACGGCAGGGGCGTCCAAACTGGACGCCCCGCTTTGTGAAAAGCAATATGAACATGTGGAAACTCAAAGGAACACTGACGCCTCTTCAGCGGTTCATCATCGGCTTCACGGGCTTTCTCGTCATCCTGTCGGTGTGGCAGGCCATCACCTCACTGGGCTTCATTTCCCGGAGCACTCTTCCTGAGCCGCTGAAGGTCGCCATGAGCTATCCCTCGGCGATTGACCGAGGCATGTGGGATAGTTTGGCTTACTCCATAAAGCTGAACTTCATAGGCATGGGTGAGGCCGTACTCATTTCGGTCGTGTTGGGATTTTTGATTGGCCTCTTTGCCCCTGTGCGTGCCTTCTTGGGCGTCTACATACAGGCCGCTCGATACCTTCCATTGACGGCCATCATCGGACTGATGATCACTTGGTTTGGCATCTATGACAACGTCAAGATACAATTCTTGGCCATCGGCATCATGGTCTATATGATACCGACCGTGGCGTCTCGTGTTCAAGAGACGCTTGATGTCCACTTGCACACGGCCCAGACATTGGGGGCCTCTTCGCAGGAGAAGATATGGACGGTCTTCTTTCCGGACGTATTACGTCGGGTCAGCACCGATATAATCTCCCTCGTGGCCATCAGTTGGACGTACATCGTCATAGCGGAGTACATCAATAACACCGGTGGTATAGGCGCTATGATCGAGGAGGCTGGACGCCACTCACGCTATGAACAACAATGGGCGTTGGTCATTCTGATCATCATGTGGGCCTTCGTTCAAGACATGCTCTTGCGGATATTGGACTGGATCGTTTTCCCGGACAAGTACAAGAGCGCCTCAAGTGGGTCCGCCACTTACGGTGCGGCCACAGTACAGGCTGCGAGCACGACCGTGAGTGACCCTAACACTCCGGCAGAGACGTGCAAGAACGTGGTCGAGGTCCACAATGTTACGAAGACCTATAAGGGCAAACGGGGGATCAAATGGCTCATGCCCATAGCGAGGGAGTTGAACTGGATGGTGGACACCCCAGAAGGTTCAGGCTTCTTGAAAAGAACACTGGCCTCCATCATCAAGTGGTTGGGTTGGGCCGACGCGTTAAACTCATGGGCCCAGCCCCGTCCGGATGTCACAGTACTGAAGGATGTGGAGCTTGTGATCGCCAACAAGCCGGAGGGAGAGTTCGCCGTCATCATGGGTGCCAGCGGCTGCGGCAAGAGCACGCTGCTGCGGTTCTTGGCGAACTTGGATACACCGACATCCGGTGAGATATTCGTCAATGGCCTCAACACCAACAGTTGGATGATACGCCTCGGCATGGTGTTTCAGGAGTACTCCTCCTTCCCGTGGCTCACGGTGTTGGACAACGTCGCCTTGGGTCTGAAGTATCAGGGGGTGAAGAAGGCCGAGCGTCGCCACAGGGCCATGGAGATGATCAAGCGCGTGGGATTGGAGGGCCACGAGATGAAGTATGCCCGCAAGCCAACACTATCGGGAGGACAACTACAGCGTGTGGCCATCGCCCGCAGCCTTCTCGCCAATCCGCAGGTCTTGTTGTTGGATGAGCCGTTCGGTGCGCTTGATGTGAAGACGCGGGCGCAACTACAGGACCTCATGTGCTCCATCTTCGAGGAGTTCAAGCCCACTGTGGTGCTGGTGACACATGCCATTGATGAGGCCGTGTACTTGGCGGATGACATCTACATCATGTGCAAGCCTCCAGCCAAATTCGTTCATCACATCAAGGTGGACCTCGGGCTTCATCGTGACAGGCACACCAAGCGCATGCCGGAATTCATCAGGCTTACACAGCAGGTGGAGGACATCATGATGACCATGGAGGGGTAAGAGACAACTCTTCGACAAGCAAGGGGCGGCCATTTGGCCGCCCCTTCTTTTTTGCACTCATTTGTTGCATGAGTGTTTCAATGACTATATTTGCTTCTCTAAAGATAGTCATGTCACTTCTCCTGATAGATAAAGAGAACTACGTTTTGGACGGCGTTCTCTACACATTGCCGCTCTCTGAGGCACCTCCGTTGGATGAGGTGTCAGTGGAGAAGGCAGTGGCCTACTACAAAAAGAAGCTGGTGGATGCCGATTTGGCTTACGGTAAGTTGGAGGAGGCCATCCAAGAGAGCGTGGAGAACGACATGTCCATCGAGGAGTACGAGCAATACGCCACACAGGACCCCATCGCCATAGCCGCCAATCAGACCATAGACGGCACGTTCGACGACGAGGAGATCCTCCATCCGAACGAGTCGGCGTTCCAACTTCTCGACATTCTGTACGACAAGGAAAGTCGAACGATCATCGGCAGGATATACCTGCTGGACACTCCGGCAGGCCGATACGCGAAGTCACGCGTTGATGCCGGTATGCATTGCGTGGTCACTCAGGCATATGTGGATGAAGTAGTGGACAACAAGGCGAGAGGCCATGGATTCGTCCTGAACAAGAAGGTAAGGAAGATACGTGGAGGTTGGAGGATAGCATTTGAGAACCAAGAGACACTTAACGAACAAGGGCAATGAAATCACAGACCATCAAGGCGGACGACGCGAAGGCACAACTGGAGCCGATGAAGACAACGGCAATAGCGGAGAGCTACTACCACAAGCTGGTAGACATGTACAAAAAGGACAAGGGGAAAACATGCGGCAAGGTCCGCGTGCAGTACACCACGGAATACGACTACAGTTTGTTCCGCGACCTGATGGATCAGGCCAAGCGCTCACGCGTGAAGTCCTTCCACATCGCCTCCATCGACAGCGTGGATGATGATGTCATCCGATTCTCCTTCTCCATTGATCTGAACAAGAAGAACAAGAACGAGATCGACATCAACGACCAGACGGGCATCTTCAAGTTGAACTTCTCCGATGGGACGTTCATGTATTTCGCGAAATGGGTCACGGGCGACGGCAAGAGCCGTATGGTGGATTCCATCTTCGCCACCGAGGACTCGGTGTGGGCCAAGTTGATACAACTGATCAACAAGGAGGCGAAGAAGCGCAAGAAGCCACCAGTGGGTCAGGTGTACAAGAACGAGAAGGGTGTGTACATGCCCCGCAAGAAGCTCAAGGAGACCCCTGTGGTGCATGAATCGGTCAAGTTCGTCAAGGAGGACATCGACATGTTCTTCGGGAACCTCGACCTGTTCACCCGCTGGGGCATGCCCGGAACAAGGAAGGTGATGCTCGTGGGCCCTCCCGGCACAGGAAAGTCATCCCTCACCATCCGCATCGCCAACCAGTACATGAAGGAGAAGAACGTGACGTTCTTCACCGACATCGGATCACTAGCGACGCACTTGAACCTGTGCGCCAAGTACAACGTGAGCACCATCTGTGTGCTTGAGGATGCCGAGAGCAGCCTCCAGCGCCCCGAGAGCAACTTGCTCAACTTCCTCGACGGTATCGACCAGCCCGTCAACCCCAAGGGAGCTTACATCATCATGACCACGAACTATCCTCAGAAGATCGAGAAGAGGATACTTCAGCGCCCCGGACGTGTGGACCAGATCTTCGCTTTCGGCAACCTGAAAGGCGAATATGTGATGAAGTGCGCCGAGATCTACCTGAAGGACTACTTCTTCGGTAAGGACAAGATCGTGGAGGGCTCCAAGAAGGAGATCGAGGACACCTTGCGCGACATGTTCGATGCCGACAACAAGGGCATCACCGGAACGCGTATCAAGCAGTTCTCGGAGGACATCGTAAAGTACGCCGTCAGCAAGAAGAAGAAGACCGTTACCCTTGACGAGGTGCGCGCGGTGTTCAGTCAGACGACCGAACTGCTCAAGACCGTCTACGAAATGGCGCAGGAGCAAGGCTTGTTGGAGGGCGAGAGCGTGGGCTTCGATTGGGACAGTTCCGCTCCCAAGTCGGTAGAGTTCGACGAGGATGACTTGGCCTGATAAAAGCACGCATCATGAGTGAGATGATAAAGGCGCTTATCACCAACAAGAGGATGCATGTTGGTAAGATAGTGGATGCCGATACGATGACCAAGAACGCGTTGCAAGACGCGTTCTTGGAACTCGCCGGAGGCATCATAAAGAAGGGCGGCACCCTGAAGGGCCCATACGTGCTGCTCTGCCGACAGGAGATGTACATCCGCTTGAAGCGTGAGTGGGAAGACCTTGGATGCGTCTCCCTTGATGGTGTGCGAGAGAATACGGTGCCATGGTTCCATACGGACTCTGATGGTCAGGTGATCTGCGCCATTATCGGCAGTGCCGAGTTTCCCGCGCACTACATCGTATTGACGGACTGGTCACAATTGCGCGGCTTCTTGCTGGAGGGGACCGACCCCAATAGTGCTTTGCTGGCCATCAAGGGTAAAAGCAAGAATCAGCCGAAGCCCATAGTGATATCCACATCATGGCACGTGCATGAGGAGGACATCGCAAATGCGATAGAGAATCATGAGTTCGTTGAGGGTGTTCACAATCCGGCCCAACGTATCGTGGCTCACAGTCAAGGCGCCCTCCTGCGTTTGGCAAAGGATGGGTCCGTGAAAGCAGGGATGTTCCGTGGATGTATCGAGATGGAACTGAAGTTGGATGAATACACCAAACATGATGTGGACATCGTCTTTCTCAATGGGCTGGTGGTGTCTCTTATCCCCTCTAGGGTAGATCGAGCAAGACGTCAGGAGGCGCTCACGCCAGAGGCGCTAATCACAGGAAAATTCGGAACATGAACCAGTACGCGACGCCGAACTTCAAGCTCATCCTGTGCGACCCCAACAGGCAGCTTTGTGAAGAGCTAGAGAAGCACTTCAAGTTCCCTGATGTGGAAGTGGTATGCGACCTGTTCCAGAACACGGAGTTCGATTGCGTGGTGAGCGCCGCCAATTCCTTCGGCCTGATGGACGGTGGCATCGACGGGGCCATCATCGACCGCTTCGGTCTGGAACTGCAAGAGAAGATACAGAAGGCCATCATCAAGGAGTACGCCGGAGAGCAGCCCATAGGCACCAGCATGATCGTATCCGTGGACGGAACCTACCCCACGAAGTATGTGGCACACACCCCGACAATGCGTGTTCCCGCCAGTGTTGAGGGGACCGACAATGCCTACTTGGCGATGAAGGCCATGCTTATGGCGGTCCAGAAACACAACATCTTGGCCCATGACATTCAATACGTGGCCTGCTGCGGATTTGGCACCCTCACTGGTGGCTTATCGCCACAGAAGGCCGCTCAGCAGATGGCGCTGGCGTACGCTTATTTCGTTCTGCCTCGTCCGACCAAATTGAGTTGGCCTTACGCCGTAGAGATATCACAACAGATAGCCAGCACGGTGTGAGGAATTATACTTATGTTAGCATCCGAATCTGGATCCAATGAACATCATTGCGGTAGAGTGGAGGTCAGCGGCGCACACCATCGGCATCGTCGCGGTATCAAGGGACGACGGTGGATGGAACGCCTACATGACGGCTGTGTCTGGTGTGAACGCAGACCGTGACGCGGAATATGTAGCGGACTTCGGTTGCTACCTGAGAGAGGTAGAGGGCAGAGCTTTCTTTCCACAGTTCAAGGACAAACCCTATAGTGAGAAATGAACGAAACAGCAACAGCCGAAAAGGGAGTTAAGGTCAAGACTACCGTCAAGTTCCTGCCCTATATGTGCGAGAATGCGCCAGCGTTCACCGACATCGACAAGGCGGTTGCGATGATGCCGCCCGATGGCATCGATCACACCCAGCGTGAGATATGGAAGTGGGCGCCCAAGCGTGATGAAGAGAACAAAGTCGTATATGAGAACAAGGTGATGGTGATGGTGAAGGTCGTCACCCGTACCTCCAAGCGTGTACGCGTGAAGACCGATGGGGTCGGGCTGACCTCGTACCTCATCAGCGGCCGTGTGGAGCCGATGGATTATACCGACGTGAAAGAAGTGATCGAACTACTCAAACAAACAACAACGTAAGATGGCATTTTTGATATTGGGAACCTTCTGGTTCTGGCTGGTGTTCTTCATTGGCGCCATAGTGATCACCTACTTCGTGGAGAGCAAGGAGGGCAACGGATGGGGCGCGTTCATATCGGCCGTTGTACTGGGCCTTCTCTTTTTCTTCTTGGGCGCAAAGGAGCCCATCATCAACGGCGTGTCCTACATGGTGCATCACCCGGTGAACATCATCTTGGCGTTCTTTGGGTACTTTGTGTTGGGCACTGTGTGGAGCGTGGTCAAGTGGTTCTTTTTCTTGAAGCGCAAGGTGAGGGAGTTCTCGGACTCAAGCGACTACAAGTTCAATGAAGATGGCACGTTCAAAGAACAGTACGTGCCCAAGGCCCGCGAGCACCGTTCCACTATTCTGTTGTGGATGTCGTGGTGGCCGTTCTCGGCCCTGTGGACGCTTCTCAATGATCCGTTCCGTCAGGCGTTCGAGTGGATAGCCGATGTGCTTGAGCAGACCTTCGACCGCATGTCCGCCAGCGCCTTCAGTGGCGTCAAGAAGCGCGTGAAATGAACGACGTTTCCAAGGAGAGCCTCGCGGAGCGTCATGGTCATTACATGCGTGTGGGAGACCTGCGTAAGGCCTTAGCCAACCCGGATCTCTCCGATGACGCCATCGTGCTCATCGAACACGTGGATGACATCTACTACGAGAGAGGGCGTGATGTAGTGGGCTTCAGCAGCCCGCCTGAGGATGGCACCACGGGCGTGTTCCCCAAGGACTACCACCCTGAAGAGTGGCCCGTGGTGCTTCGTGATGGCTACTGGGGATGGCACATGAAGGACCATAACCGGAAGGTCGACAGCGGCTATTACGCTGACCCGAAGAACTTCCCCGAGCCTCATCCCGAGCATAAGCGCCGATACACCGATGAGGAGATACGGCAGGCCATGACCAAATTCGCCCCAGCCTACTGCTGTGGCGTGGGCGGGAAGGATGACAAGGACGTCTTCTTCATCCACATGCATTACTGAGGGAAAAATTCCGTCTCGTCTCATCGTATAAGTGTCATGTCGAAACCCTACGTCGTATATCTGCCCAAGACCGATGGGCTGCACGTGCCGCAGAAGCTCGACCGTTCCACGCTGGAGAGTCGGAACGCAGACATCAAGAATCGGGTGCAGGAGTTGTACACCTCTAACGTGGGAGAGCCGTTCATTTTGCAGTGGGGGCCTCCTTATGCGTCGTCGCCCGCTCTCCACGTGGGCCATCTATTGAACGGCACCCTGAAGGATATCCTCATCAAGCAGCACCTCAATGAAGGTCGTAAGGTTGAGGTGCGCTTCGGCTGGGATTGCCATGGTCTGCCCATTGAGAACGCGGTAAAGAACCGTGTGGGTTCTGATGACAAGGAGTTGTTGAAGAGGGAGTGCCGTGAATTTGCTACGGCCAGCCATCATGGTCAGAAAGCCAACTTCCACCTCTTTGGCATCTACTCAACGCACCCGGATTACCTCACCATGGACGAGGATTACATCCAGCGTGAGAAAGCCATCTTCGAGCAACTGAAGATCAACGGGCTCATCGTGAAGAAGAACAAGCCCACGTGGTATTCGCCATCGCTGGGTACCACGCTGGCCAACTCCGAGGTGGAGTATCAGGAGGTGACGGATGAAAGCGTGTACTTCTATTTTTCCGCTCCGATATTCGGTGTGAACATGTCGATCAAGGAGCATGTGCGCCTGCTGGTGTGGACCACCACGGAGTGGACCATTACCGGCAACCAAGCCGTGTGCCTCAATGAGAACATCGAGTATTGCAGGCATGGCGACGTGGTGTGCAGCAAGAAGTTCGCTGATTCACAAGGATGGAATACCGAGCCGTTCGACGTTCAAACCTTGATCACTTATGATAATCTCGCAGGCGAGATCTGCACGGTGATGTTCGATGGCTTTGTGCAGGATGATCACACAGGCATTGTTCATCTGTGCGGTGGACATGGTGATGAGGACTTTGAATTGGTCACGAGGGAGCTTCATTTGGCTCCCGTGAACGCCGCTCCTATCGATGGTCTTTTGGAGCACATGCGAACCTACAGGCTTCCGGCCGACAAAGTTCTCATGCGCGAACCAGTCACACACTCGGTCACCGTGGACTGGCGCACCAAGCAGCGCGTCATCAAGGTACTCACGGAGCAGACCTACCTTGACTTCGACCTCGCGCGGATCAAGGCGGTGCTCAAGCAGATCAAAATGACGGGCAAGGATCGGAAGCGCCTTGAGGAAATGATCTTCTCTCGTCGCGACTGGTGCATCTCGCGCCAGCGCACATGGGGCGTTCCGATCGACGAGAACAACATCTTGGACGTGTGGTTCGACTCGGGTACGGCGTTCGCCATGAATGATGGTCCGGCCGACATCTACATCGAGGGCGTGGACCAGCATCGTGGTTGGTTCCAGTCTTCGGTGATCATCGCCGCCATGATGGACCGCGTACCGACAAAGCGCATCATCTCCCACGGCTTCGTGGTGGACAAGGACATGGTGCGCTTCCAGAAGTCACTCGGTAATGGCAGTCCACTGGAGGAGCTATACGACAGCCTCGGGCCCGACGTACTTCGCCTGTGGATCGTCCTGTCGGACTACACCTCAGACGTGGTGTTCTCCAAGGACTCCATCGATAGCGCCGGAAAGCAGTACTTCAAGCTGCGCAATTGGATGCGCTACTTCGTCAACAACCTCTACCGCGAGGAGCACAGCCACGAAGCACTAGATCCTGTTCTGGTCGCGAAGGTGGAGAGCCTCAAGGCGACGGTGTCTCGCTTGGTGACGACCGACATGAACCCATCAAAGGCCTTCCGCGAGATCGTCACGTTCCTCGGGAATTATTCCTCCGGTCTTACCGAGCCGCGCAAGGATGCGTTCTACGAGAGCGAACTCGATGCTCCGCTCCGCATCGAACTGGAGAACGAGTTCCACTACCTATCGGCTGAGGTTGGAACGATGCTCTTCCCTTTCACACCCTTCTTGTCGATGGAGTTGGAGAGCGTGTGGCGATGGGGGTCGACCTTCGGTAGGTGAGGCTTTCTGGGTCTATTTATGGGGAAATCGCCCTACAATGACCAAGGAAGAGAAGATCAAGAGGTTCCAGCAACTCGCAAAGACCGACCAGATAGAGGAGATCGATGCCTCGTTGGTGGAAATTGAGGAGCCATCCGTTGCGGCAGAACCGCTCTATCGTGAGCCGACCGCAGAGGAACTGGAACAGGAGCGCATCATCCGCGAACATAAGAAGGCGCGGCACTTGAAGCTGGCAGGACTCACCGAGGGCGATGACGAGCCAGCCCACAAGGCTCCCGCCGCAGGCCGCATGGTCCTTGAGAACAAGGCGCCGAAGAAGGCCATGAAACTGAAGGTTTCCGAGCTATCGGAGGGTCTTCGCGCAGAGGTCATCAAACTGGTGAAGGAGGGCAAGACCAAGATCAGCCAGTTCCCCGAGAAGGTAAGAACAAGAGTGATCAAGGAGATGCAGGTAGCGGAACTCGGCATGGCCGCGTCAGCGACCGCACCACACCCCGGCTATCCGGAGTTGGACCCTTTGATCAACACGATGGGGCTCAGCGTGCGCAACACCATCATCAAGCTCATGGACGCCCACGGTCTGAGCGACAACGATGATCCAGAGATGCCGTTCAAGGCGGAATACGTCATGAAGGGCATCATCAACAATTTGACCCACGAGGCATGAGCAACAAGAAGCGTCTTATGGAATTGGCCGGAGTGACCAAGCGGGTCCCCGAGAACAAGATGAAGCCGCTGAAGCTCTCTGCCCTATCGGAGGGATTGCAGAAGAAGGTGCGCAAGCACATCAAGGATGGTAAGGTCCGCCTGAGCGAACTGCCTGACTCCATCAAGGAGCAGATCAAGCAAGAGACCACTAAGCCATCGCTCATTTCGGAGGCCGAGTTCCTTCCGATCAAGCCCAAGATGAACCCCAAGGAATACTTGGAGATCACCACTCCGCTCGGAGGGGGTGACTTCGACATTTTCAAGACGGTCGTCAATCAAGGCATCGATTCCCACCTAGAGGCTTTCACCAAGTCGAAGTTCGAGGGCTTCATGCAGGATGGACAGAAGAGGATGTGCTTCAACTTCCACAAGAGCGAAGTGCCCATCCTCCTGCGCAGACTGGAGGAGATGGGCAATGAGGAAGCCGATAGCTGGGCCAGCGACATCAGGGATAGCGAGGGCCTCTAATCATATTGTATCATGAGACAGAAACGCCTTATGGAATTGGCTGGTCTCCAAGAGGACACCAGCAGCGTGAACCCCACAGCCAAAAGGCTTTGTCAGTACGCGCATAACATCGATGACTTCGTAAGCAACTGTGAGGGCGCTGGCCTCTCGTACAACGACGTTGTCCACGCTGTAGAGGAGTTGTATGCCCAGACCCGCGATGCTGCTCTTGGCATTGTGGCCAGAAGATGGAAGGCATTGCCCACAGGAGGTCTTGCCCCAGAAGAGAAACCTCGCCTGAGCGAGAGTCGCTCCTATGAGATATGCAACGCACATAAGGCGTTCAACCCCGACTGTAAGAGTTGCCAGAAGCGCAAGGCGCTGGTTGAGAACATGCCAAAGGCAACGCTCGCTTCGGTGTTCCACGAAGGCTTGCCTCCTCATCGACACAGTGATGATGAGAGCCTTCAGAGTCTCTATCTGTACTGTCCGGGTGGGCCGAAATACGATGAGCCCAGCTTCGACAACATCATGAGGGAAATGTACGGCGACAAGGGAATTCCGGAGTATGTCGTTGAGTGTATGAACGAAGCCACCACAAGTGGGCAGTTCATTGACATGGTTCGCTCGCGCGAGGTGTGGGATGACAACAACAAGACATTCACGCTGGATTCATCTGCTCCCATGCCACCATCTCATGACGAGGAGTTATGGAAATTGGCCTGCGAGGTGGTCAACGAGACGATGAAACGCATTGATGAGAAGGCCAAGTCCTCTGGGTCTCCGATGCGGTACAAGAAGCAGCACATGCTGGAGCAGATAGCTGAACGACTTGGAGACTTCCACCTTCTTTCACCGGAGAAGCCATATAATAGGTCGAGTTCGTCGCAATCGCTTCAGTCCTGACGGAACTCCTCGCGGAGTATTCTCGCGACAGCTTCCGCCAGTCCGCGATGCTTGCGGTACTCTTGGCTGTGCCAGTCGCTTTTGCCGCCGTACATCGACTTCAAGTTCATCGGGTGCTGAACATCCTTCAGGACTTCTTTCTTGAGGTCCTTTAGCGCATGGCGGAAGATGCCATATGAGAAGTGGCCGAAGTTGCCGAACTCCTCGGTCTGGGCGTGGTCATTGATCTTCACTCCATCATAACCATTGGTCTCCAACCTGCGGAACAGGTCGATCTCATAGTACTGTCGGTCCTGAAGGTCCGCCCCCTCCGACCCGCCATGGGTCATGTCGAACAGCTTGAGATCACGCTGGGGTACCAAGATGAACAGGCGTCCCTTCATGAAGTAGTCCGATGGAGCATACTCCATGTTATTGTCATGGTGTATCGTCCATTGATGGTTCCCATCATAGTCGCTCTTGTTCTTCGGCGTATAGTTCCAAGGCGGTGACATGAGCACGTGATTGACATAGGTGTTCATGTTCCTCTCGAAGTTCGGGTCGCTGTAGCTGAACTTGATGGGCGACTTGGCTACGCGGAACGAGGTGGGCTGATTATGCTCCCACTTCACGTCATCATACTCCAGACCCAAGTGGTCGCGCTGGAAGTTTATGGTCCGCTTGTCCTGTGATGGTTTCCATAGCCATCGGGTGGTGGTCATCGTGCTCGACCCCGCCTTGGGAATGTAGGCCTGAGAGATGGCGGACTCCATGGCGGTCCACAGGACCTTGTCGAAGCCGCCAACGTTCAGGTCATCATCCTCGAAGGGCTCGCCCGTTGAATGGAACAGTTCCGTTCCTGCCTTGATGATGAAGTCCATACAAGGATAAATATGGTGGGGTCCAGAGAAAAATCTTCATCACCTGAAACCAGCGTCCAGCAAGGCCTGCGGAGCATAGTGAGGTATGGCGGACAGAAAAATGTTTGGACATGGAGAAACCTTTTGTATGTTTGTGCCGTCTAAGAGGAGTAGAAAACGGAAACAGACCCTATTTACAGCAGATGAACACGTTGAACACATACATGGCCGCCGCCAACATGCCAGCCCCAGCAGGAGCAGGTATGGGCTATGATGCCCCCGATTATGGGATGCGTCACAGCGGCCGAGGAACGTTCAGGATCTGACACAAGAAGAGATCCGCGAAGAACCCCTCAGGTCGCAAGGTCTGAGGGGTTCTTCGCGTTTGGGAGGTAACGGAGAGAAGGAAGGTGCGGGAGTAGAAGTTCTTTGGAGGATGATATGCGAGAGTAGCTTAATTGGCTAGAGCACACCGTTCGGGGCGGTGAAGGTGCCTGTTCGACTCAGGTCACTCGCACGTAGAGTTCATTGACATACTGTTGATCGTTGTAAAGGGGCAGGAAAGGCCTGCCCCACACAGTGGAGTAGCTTAATCCGGTAGAGCACTCGGTTTGGGGCCGAGATCGTGAGGGTTCGATTCCCTTCTCCACTACCAATAGAGAGGTGGGCCAATTGGTAGGCCACCAGCATGGGGTGCTGGGCATTCGTGCGGGTTCGAGTCCCGTCCTCTCTACCAAATAAAGAGTATGTTAATTTGCGGAAGAAGTCATAATGGGATGACACCTGACTTCCAATCAGGAGATAGCGGGTTCGATCCCCGTCTTCCGCACTCGCGCCGAGTAGTAATCGGCTAGTCCTGCTCGGACGATATAGAAGAGGCGTTACAACCTCAGAGCATTTGCAAGTGTCGCCTAGTGGTCGATGGCGCCTGCCTTCCAAGCAGGATGATAAGCTCACACGGAGGTTCGAATCCTCTCACTTGCTCGTGAACGTAGAGCATTCAGTTCTCGATTTTCTACCCCTATTTATTGGTAGAAATCGTATGCTCTATGTCGGTAATAAGAAGAGAATGGACTAAGGAAGAAGATGCTGAACTGACACTGCTTTATCCTCAATTCGGGTGTGACCATTGTTGTGAAAAGCTTGGTCGACCCAGCGGATCTGTTAGAAAAAGAGTCATGAGACTCGGTCTCAAATTCAGAGATACACCAGCCAAGTATACGCTGGAGCAGTTCGGTCCGATCGTCGCAGCCGCCAGAAGCTATTCGGACGTGACAAGAAGAATGGGATTGTCAACAGGTCATGGCAATAGGAAAACCATGATCCGGTACATCTCGAAGTACGGATTGGACATATCTCATTTCGATGCAGGATATGAACGAACACGAAAGGAGGATAACTCACGCCTAAGTCTTGATCAGGTTCTTGTAGAGAACTCGACATATGCCAACATTCAGTCCCTCAAAAAGCAGTTATTCAAGTTCGGACTGAAGACCAAGATATGCGAGGAGTGTGGACAAGGAGAAGAGTGGAGAGGGAAGCGCATCTCGTTACACTTGGATCATGTCAATGGAAACAATAAGGACCATAGGATAGAGAACTTGAGAATACTTTGTCCTAATTGCCACGCGGCTACAGACACATACTGTAACAAGAACAGCAGTTATGCGAAGAAGTTATTCAAGCAGACGGCATGAACCCACGCTACAAGACTGGACTGAAAGTGGTCGACGTGTTCCCGCTCAGGACCGATGGAACGTGCGCATGCGGATGCGGAGCGACACTGCAAGGACGCCAGAAGAGATGGTCATCATCGAAGTGTTCTCAGGCCGCTGTGCAGGAGTTCAGGATACAGAAGGGCGATGTGAAGGTGATACGCAAGGCGCTGCTCAAGCGCGACAAGGGCGTATGTGCCGAGTGCCGAGAGAAGACAGGGATGTGGGACGCCGACCACATCGTAGCAGTTGTGAACGGAGGAGGTATGTGCGCGCTGGATGGATACCAGACGCTCTGTGTGGAGTGCCACAAGAAGAAGACAAAGCTGGACCTCCAAGAGAGGGACAGAAGGAAAGGTGGTGACCACAGCCACGCCGTATGAAATAAGATGTGTGTGACGCTCGGGAGAGACCGGGAAATTGGAACAGTAACCCGTAATTGGCAGCGCCGCAGATTGTAAATCTGACGTCCGTAAGGACTCTGGGGGTTCAAGTCCCTCCTGTTCCACTGGTCGTAACGCACCGACATGATTTAATGGGCTCGTCGAGAGATGGGTCAAGCTTGCGTGACCGTCAAGAGAGATTGACAACCGGGAGTGACGCGGATGTTGGTTGGCCGCAGCAGACTGTAAATCTGTTCCCTTAATTGGGCGCCGGGGGTTCAATTCCCTCCACTCCCACTCTGTTTCAAAACCCGCGCTACCACTCGTGTGCCGGGTATTTATAGACATGAAAAGGATAATACTAGCACTAGCGTTCTTGATGCTCGTGGGTTGCTCCTCCTACACCGCTTCCTATAGGGACAGCATGCAAGGAACGTGGGAACTCGTTGAGATCAAGAACCAGAGAGGAGACATGATCTTCAAAGAAGACGGCACCAATGATGTGGTGGAACTCAGCTTCCGCACAGAGGGTTCCATCCTCATCGTGACGGCTCAAGATGAGCAGGGTAAGGAGATGAAGGTCCGCTATCAGATCAAGGAGGACGGAAGGCTCATCAACATGGGCGGAGAGAAGCCCAACATGTACGTGCTCGACATCCACGAAGACAAGGTGGTACTTGTCGATAGGAGGTACGATGGTGATGGAGTTGATAGTGAGAGGCTGTTGGTGTTCAAGAAGGTCGATTGACTCACGAGCGGTAAAGTCGAAAGACGCGCGTCAGTAACCGCGTAGCGGCTTGCAAGAGCCCGAGGGACACAACCCCTCCCGCTCATCAAATAGGTAACGGTCCCATACCTCAAGAGGTTGCGCGCGGTCATGAACGACGCATCGCTCAGGGGCCTCCACGCGCTGGAGGTATTGTAGGCGGTACAGGGCGTTGCCAACGCTCAGGGGCAGGTTCGATTCCTGTTCAGCGCACAAATTGTACTTATGCGAGAGTAGCTCAGTGGTAGAGTGCAACCTTGCCAAGGTTGATGTCGCGGGTTCGAGCCCCGTCTCTCGCTCATAGAATTCAAGAAGCAGGCGGAAACATCGGTTCGAATCCGGTACGGCAGGCGTGAGTCTGTCGTTAGTTCAGTTGGCCAAGAACGCCGCCATCTGGTGTATGGAGCCCACTGGTGTGGGAACCCGACTGTCACTCGGGTAAAATCAGGGGTTCGACTCCCCCATATACCGCAATTTTAGTAGTGTTTTGGTCCCGTGGTCTAATGGCTATGATGCGCGACTGTCTATCGTGCGGTGGGGGTTCGATTCCCCTCGGGACCGCCAAAGTCTTGTGCAAGACTATAAACATGCACACAATGGGGCCGTAGATCAACTGGCTGATCGTCTCGCTGGCTGCGAGAAGGATGAGGGTTCGAATCCCTTCGGTTCCACCATGTGGAGGTAGCTTAATGGGATGCACAACGTCGTGTTCCGCGCAATACTAGTTGCGTGCGGAAGCTGGCCGTAGATCGATAACGGTTCGGTTAGACCTGTGACAAAGAGCGGCGGCCTGAAAATCGAGGGTGGTGGTTCAATTCCATCTCTCCACACAAGAGGGGGTGTAGCTCAGATGGAAGAGCGCCTGCTTTGCAAGCAGAGGGTCGGGATCTCGGAATTCCCCACCTCCACAAATGGGCAGTTATGCAAGTGGTTAAAGCTGTCAGACTGTAAATCTGACCTCTTCGGAGTTCGGGAGTTCGAATCTCTCACTGCCCACTAACACCAACGACAATGGAACACGCAAAAGGAGACAAACTCGACGATCGCTGGGCCACGTTCTACTGCTATGAGCAGGACGGTGCTGTGTACGCATGCGCCTGCGCGGTCATCATGGATACCTTGATGAACGACGAGGAGAAGCAGTTGGACTTCAAGACCCGCAGGGACCGGTACGCCTTCGAGAAGAACAAGATGGTGGAGTTGATCTCAAGGGCGCGCAAGAAGGGCAAGATGAAGGAGGTCATCGAGAAGTCTCTTCGGTATGAAGGACACGAAGGTGACACCTTCACCAACAAGGCGGAGGTCATCGGATACACCGGCACCAGCGTGCTGATGCGTCTCTTCGCGGTGACCGATAACGGGGTCGACTGCCTCCAGTACTTCGCGGAGGATGAATTCAAAAAACGTTTCCGTCATGAACAGACACGAGAGAATACTGGAGCGCAAGGGCTCGATGGGCAATCGGCACGGTCGAAAGTTGGAGAAGTTCTCTGAGAGCTTCAATGAGAACTTCATGTTCTTTTTTCGGCTATCGCGTCGTGGATTGATATCCTTCTGCGGCGAGCGCATCGTGATAGAGAGCACGAATGATCCGAAGTTGACCGCTAAACATTGCTTCCGGCTCTTCGAGGATGGACGCTACACGATGGGCCGGGTCATCTACTGCCGACAACCCAACATTCTTCGCCATGTGCTAATGGGCAAGAAGGGATGGGGACTATGGACCAAGGAATGGGGCTTGGGCATATCCGAGTGCGACTTCACCCAAGAGAGCATCATGGAGGAATTCCACAAGAGGAGCATCGTGATACCAAAGTGCTTCATGGAGGAGTTCCTCAACAGGATATGGAAGTGCAGACTCATGCGATATGAGAGGACACTGAAGGAATTGGGGTATTAGTTCAGACGGATAGAACACGGCTTTCGCAAAGCCGAGACACGGATTCGACTTCCGTAGACTCCACAATGGGGTGTTGCCAAGGGGCGGCCCGCACTTGCAATGCGGTAGCCACGGAGCGTTTCGAATACGCCACATTCCACTACAACGATCAACAACACGGCGGGATGAGTCAGATGTGGTAATTGCGGCGGTTTCATAAACCGCTTGGCGTAAGCCAACTGTGGGTTCGAGTCCCACTCCCGCCACGAATAGCTTCATGAACATTATTGGTCAATACAAGAGCTACTGCTGTCGCAAGGGCATCGGCTTCCAATTGGATGACAAGGTAAATCCGTACGACGATACGACCCTGTTCTGTCCCGCTGGCATGCAGCAGTTCAAAGGGCAGTTCAAGGACCAAGAGCACAGAGGAACACGGGCGAATGTCCAGAGTTGCATCCGAATGAACGACTTCAGCGAGATCGGGGATGCGACCCATCTGTTGTACTTCAACATGATCGGCTTGTTCTCCTTCCGCGAGATGAGCGTGCAGCAGGCAGTGGACTTCTGGATGGAGTTCCTTGGCGAACTGGGTTTGAAGCTGGGACACGTCACCATTCATCCGGACAAACCGGAGTGGGAGGGGCTTTACAGCGGATATGGGGTGAAGGTCATCGAGAGTGATGATTGCAAGTGGACCGATGGTGACATCGGCGGATACTGCACCGAGTTCTTCATCGATGATGTGGAGATCGGCAACATCGTGAACCCCAATGGCGATTGTATCGACGTGGGCTTCGGCCTTGAGCGCATGGGGATGTTCCTCGGCGGAGAGCCTGCTTCCAAGGAAAGGACGCTGAAGGAGACGGCCTTGAAGATCATCTCCTCTGGCTATCGACCATCGAATCTCAAGCAGGGCTATGTCTTGAGGAAGATACTGCGGGAGATATGGAAAACAGGAGCGTCGATCGACCATCCGTTCTTCCAAGAAGAAGTGGAGAGGCAGGGGAAGATCTCAGAGCGGTACCAGAGGCTGAAGGTGAAGCATGCTCATATGCCCCGAGAGTGGTGGTACGACACCCACGGCATAGACTTGGATGACGTGGAGTGAAGACCTACAACGATCAACACGCTGACTTTTATCTTCCTGACTCACAGAGAGTTACATCTTTTATTCGGAATATAGTTGCTTTATAGTTCGACGTATAGTATACTTATAGTCAAACTATAGAACACATGGAAACAACAGATACAAAACAGCAGTTCAACTTCCAGATTCCATTGGATCTCAAAAGACTTTTGGATGACGCGGCCTCGAAGAAATCCACCACGATGACCCAATATCTCATCGATCTATTGGTAGCCGACTTGAAAGGATTCAAACAGAAAGAGATCGCAGATCTGGATGAGATAATCGATAGAGCGAAATCCGTTCTGAAAGAAGAAATGGCAGACATCAAGAACAGTCTTCTCAAAGAAGAGCAGCCAATGTCTTGGAACTACCGAGGTCTTCAGAATAATCCGGATTTCTTCGGCACCCAAAAAGATTGGAACCAGACGTTGATAGCCAGCATCAACAAAATGGCGGCGAATCTCGCTAAGGTGACACCGAATTCGATCACGAACAAGTTGGTGATACATTCGGGAACAATGTTCGCCATCATGCAGGATCTGGAGTATTTCAAATTGGATACGCACTGGAGAATGTGTTTGGATGGCCCAATGGAAATAGGAGTTTTGGGGAGCAGGTACGGAGTTCATTTTCAGGCGTTGATGATAAAAAGTCACGCAATATCCTTCTTCCACGACAACGAGTATCTTGGAGAATTGACTGTGGATAATGCCGGGTTCTATCACAATGAGAATAATGAATATGAGTGGGACTATAGCGGTATCAAGAACAACAAGGACTTCTTCGGCACCCAGAATGATTGGAACCACACTTTGGTGGAGTTCATATCGAACGTGGCCTATGAGAAATACAACAAGGCGTGCCACTTGGAGATAGAGGTGTTCTCACCTCTTGTGTTCGACATGTTGTTGAACTCTGGCTTGTTGGAGGATGTCAGGATTGACAGGCAGACGAATAGATCATCTGCCACTGTCAAAGGAAGGTTGATGTCCATTGTCTGCGACAAACTGGATGCATCCAAGGAGAACGTTATTCATGTGAGTGAACAGAAGCTGAGCAGTTATGCCATAACTGATTTAATGGAAAAGAAATGTAAGAACAAAAAGTGCTGCAATAACATACCGACCAATCGATTGTATTGCTCATCTCAGTGTAGACATGCTCAGTTTGATAACGTAGAAAATTTGAATAGCAGTGCAGACACGAATGAACACGATTTCATCACTATAAAGGTGAAAAACATGTGATAACCCAAAACGAAGAACGGCCCCAATTGGGGCCGTTCTCTTTGAATGGTGGTGTCGCTTAGTTGCGCACGGTGATGCGCATCTCGGAGGTGTAGTCGAACACACCTCCGGTGTTCATCTGAACGTAGACGCGCGCCTGAGGAGAGAATACTCCGTAGTTCGCATCTCCGACGTGGATGACGGCGTTGGCGTGGTACAGTCCCATCTGGAAGCCGAAGTCATCGGTGGTGACGGGCTTGAACATGATGAGGAGTTGCTGTTGGTTGAAAGGAGTGAATCCCGCTGGGCTCTCGATGATGAGCGTGGCATCGATCGAGGTCATGCCCGTGATGTACGTCAGGTTGTTCAGGTAGACGTCGAAGTCAACGAAGTAGGTGCCTCCGGTCTGGATGAGCAATGCGCCATCGGTGTCAAGCTGGAAGATACCTGTGGAGTTGGACTTGTTGTACACCACATTGCTCTGGCCAAACATGTAGGTGTGGTTCATGGGAGCCGTGAAGATCTCCTGACGGTCGGGGAACTTGCTGTGGAAGAAGGCTGTGGGGCAATCGCAAGAGCGAGGAGCTACGTGGAAAGTGTAGCCGGTGGTGCCTCCTGAGTATCCTTCCTTTCCAAGAAGATGGTTCTGGTCTTTGATCATGGGTTTTTTGTGTTGTTGCATGCGTATGCTGGTTGCTATTGTAAATAACCCAATACTCTGTTGTATCAAGGGGTTTGGAAACATATGCCGATGAAACATTTCCATGGGTTCCTTCGTATAACAGGGGAGATAGCATCCCCATGAGCAACAACTGGTTCGAGGTCGACACGAAGGGCTTGAAGGCCCTTCAAGAGGGGAAACCCAAGACCTTCATCGTGCGTGAGCTTCTACAGAACGCCTTCGACGAGGACATCACCTCGTGCAAGCTCAACATGTCGTGGGATCAAGGCGTGGCCACCATCAGCGTGGAGGACGACTCGCCCGAGGGGTTTCGGGACCTCTCCGATGCCTACACCTTGTTCAAGGACACCTACAAGAGAGCGGACGCCACCAAGCGCGGACGGTTCAATCTTGGAGAGAAGCAGGTGTTCTCCGTTTGTCTGCGCGCTGAAATAATCACCACCACGGGGACCATCGTGTTCGACAATGATGGTCGCAGGAAGAGCCGCGTCAAACGGGATCGTGGGTCCAATATCAGGGTGGTGGTCCGGATAACGCGCGCGGAGTTCGATGACATCATTGCGTTCGTTCAACTGCTGCTGGTGCCCAAGCACGTGAAGTTCGAATTCTTTTACAAGTACGGCGTCGAAGATGGGTCGAGTGTTAATAGTGGTGGCAAGTTCTTCTACTACGCTGAGCCTCATAAGAGCTTTGATGCCACCCTGCGCACGGAGTTGAAGGATGGGGAGGCATTCCGTCCCACGCGAAGGAAGACGACGGTCAACATCCACAAGACGGAGGACCAGAAGTACCTCTATGAGTTGGGCATCCCCGTGTGCGAGATTGAATGCGACTTCTCCATCGACGTTCAACAGAAGGTCCCGTTGTCCACCGACAGGGACACCGTATCGGCCGCGTTCCTCAAGGAACTCTACGCGCTGGTGCTCAACCACACGCACGAGTCGATCACCAGCGAGAACGCCGCAAGTGCATGGGTCCGTGAGGCCGTGTCGTCTCCCTTGGTGGAAAAGGAGGCGGTCAGGTCCATGGTGTTCGGGCGCTTCGGTGACAAGGTCGTGGTGGCCAATCCCTCCGACCCGGTGGCCAATGACGATGCCATCGCTCGCGGCTATCATGTTGTGCGTGGCTCTGAACTGAACCGTGAGGAGTGGGACAACATCCGCAAGTTCGAGGCCATGCCATCCTCCACGCAGATGTTCGGCAAGACCAACGTGGACTATCAAGTTGTGGAACCGACCAATGAGCAGAAGAAGGTGGCCGATTGGGCCAAGAAGTTCTTCCGGGAGTTCTTCCACGATACTTTGCACGTGAAATTCATCTCCTCGAAGGCCTCCATGGTGGCGGACTTCGAGCACCAAGGCAACAAGATGCGCTTCAACGTGCCCAACGTGTTCGGACCATGGTCTGCCGATGGTCGTCCCTCCAAAGGAATGATTGACCTGATCATCCATGAGTTCGGACATCGCAAGGGCCATCACACCCAGAGCGCTTATCATGAGGCTCTCACCTCAATGGGAGCTTGGCTCGCGATCAAGGCCCTCAATGATCCCAAGTGGTTCGACCTATAGAGGAAGGTTCTTATCTTTGGCCCATAACACCACACTGCCTTCGATGAAAAAACTTCTGATGTCCCTCTTGCTTGTGATGCTGTGTAACACCGCGTCCATTGCTCAATATGCATCGGATACAGCGAGCGCTCGTGTTGACCTTTTGCTGGAGAAGCTGGACGCTGATCATGATGACATGAATGATGTCACATGGTATCACGACAAAAAGGTTCCCAATTATTGGTTCAGCTATATGCAGGTGTACATGGGAAAAAAGAGCACAGGAAGTCCATGGTTGAGGCTCAAACTACAGTACTATGCTGCCAGTTGGCTCTTTGTAGAGAGTTATGTGATAAAAACCGACAGCAACACATACACTTTGCCAGTAGTATCACAGTGCATGGATAGGGATGTCAATAGCGGAGGATCAATTCGCGAGTATTACGACATACAAGCAACTCCATCAACGTACAAGATGTTGAGCGATATAGCCTCGTCTCAACATGTAAAATTGAGGTATGTAGGTAAGAGCTATTACAAGGATAGAGACCTCAAGGAAAAAGAGAAAGAGGGAATACAGAATGTACTTGCCGCGTTCAGCGCCATGAAGGGCGTTGTTGAGTAGCCTCAATCCACTCGATGCGGGTACACAGGATTAACATACACGAATGAGTACCCCTTCGTAGCTGCGGCTCTTCCCTTCAGTACTTGTACAACATTGGGAACAGTGAGGCCTAAGTTTTCAGCAGCACTCTTGAGACTCGGGTATTCTACTCCGTTGGTTGTGCATCGCACAGGCTTAAGGCAGGTGCCGATTCGAGCTTTGCTCATGGCCAGTTTGTGAGCCTCCGATTTTGGTCTTCTCATTTTTTCCTTCTGAGCTTCTGACATGGGTACACCCTTGTTATGAGGAGTCTTACCGAGTCTTAGCTTGTTTCCTTTCATCCTTCTTGAGTTCGCTTCCCCAATGAGTCTGCTGGCTTCTGGACCAAGGTATCCGCCAATTCCACCGTCAGCAAGATTGTACCCAACTTCTCTGTTAGTTGAGTTGTAAAAAGCAATCCAGTAACGCTCGCGCTCATTCATATGTGCTTTGTTGTTGCAGCGTTCGATAATGGTTCGTTGGAAGCTGTCTCTGCCGTACTTCTTGAAGGCCTCCAGAAGTATCCTGCCACTGCCTAGATATTTCTCATCAGACTTTGTGCTTTGACCGATGTAGATTTTGCCGTTCACCATGTTCTTGGTCATGTAGATGTACATCAAAGGTTTGGTATATTGGTCGATTGGTTCATGTCCCATGAAGGTAAATAGTTGGTCAATGCAACAATGGGTCATGAAGAATCGTATAATTGCATAAGCAAGTTCTCAACGCTGATTTTCGTATGACCAAGAAGTTCATTACCACCACACTGCCCTATTCATCTGGAGAGGGGGCTCACGTCGGCTCTGCCTTTGAATTTGTTCTAGCTGATGTCATAGCTGATTATTGGCGCTTGACTCTTGGGCCCGATAACGTTCGATTTAACGTTGGCCTCGATGAGCATGGACAAAAAATAGAACAGCTTGCTAAGCGGCTTGGTCGTACTCCACAGGAACATTGTGATATACTGGCTGCTCGTTGGTTCGATTTCTGTGAGCAGATAGGAATCACATATGACAATTTCTATAGAACAACCGACCAGCGACACAAGGACAATGCCGTGCGCTTCTTCGGTGGTTTGGAAGAGTTCATCTTTGAAAAGGAGTATAGTGGGTTGTATTGTGTCGGATGTGAATCATTCAAAACAGACAGGGACACCAAAAACGGAAAGTGCATCGACCATGGAACAGACCTTGTTCCATTGACCGAAAAAGTGAAGTGCTTGGATATCCATCGATTCGCATCCAAAATTGAGGACAAGCTGATCGATAAGAGTCTCTCCAGTGAATTGAAGAATATCCTAGCGACACCGTTTGACTTCCCCATTACTCGCAAAAATGTGGATTGGGGCGTGAAGCTTCCTGATGGATCTACGCTCTATGTGTGGGCAGAAGCGCTCACCAACTATGTCTTTGCGGCCGGACTCTACGACGAGAAGGACAACTTCCATGAGTGGTGGGCCAACAGCGTCCAATTGTGCGGAAAGGATAACCTGAAGTTCCAAGCCTACATCTTCCAAGCCATCCTTCTGGCCGCTGGATTGCCCCAGACCCGAGAGGTGCTTGTACACGGCACTATCCTCGATGAGAAGGGCGCCAAAATGTCCAAGAGCGAAGGCAACGTTGTAGACCCCATCGTTCAACTGGAGAAGTACGGTAAGGGCCCCTTGCGCTATTACCTCACCTTGGGCATCAACACATACGGCGATACGGCTTTCTCTGAGGCGGAACTGGTAAAGGCGTGGAACAACGAGGTGGTCGGGGGCTTCGGTAATCTCGTGGCGCGCACGCTCCATCTGGTGGACATCCAAGGTGTGGATGTAGAGGTGGAGCCATCGGCGGAGTTCCAAGAGAAGAACGGTCAGCAACTTGCGGCGGTACGCTTGGCCTTCCAGAGGTATGACTTCTATGAGGTCAGGCGTCTGCTCAACCTGTGGGTCAGCGAACTCAACCGGAGGATCAACGATGAGCGTCCGTTCGACGCCAGTGTCGCCAATAGACATGACATCATCCGGGAGATATACCTCTCCCTCGATGACATCGCCCCATTCTACACCATCATACTGAAGGACCCCGCGATTTTCGAGGCGCTGTGGGCCAAGAAGAAGGTCATTCTCTTCAAGAAGCTGGAGGTGGCCCACGCGGCTGTTTGAGGGGCTATTTATAGCCGATGGAATTCAAACGGCTACTTCGCTCATTGGTGCGTGGGGTCCTCACCGAGGGCGCCGATGGTATCAACATCGGCAACTTCGATGATCATTACAGCAAGCTGCTGGACCTCGTTCGAGGGAACAAGAACCTTGAGAGCGGCGTGGGATTCACGTGGGACAACAAGAGGGAGTATGGGAAGGATGACTTCGTCACCGCGACCATCGACTCCTTCTTGAAGGACCTCAACGCCTTCATAACCGAGAAACGTCCACAGTTCTTCCAGCAGGTCGACAACAGGGGCGCCTATGGCTACAAGTGGACCGGGTCGAACTACGATCAAGTGAAGGGTATGTCCACCAAGGACATCACCAAGCTGGTCCGCGAGGAGTTGAAGATCAGGTACCCCGATTGGAAGTTCAGCATCCGCTCGGACCATAATAGTATCACGGTGGAGATCTTGGACCTGCCCTATGATCCATACTCAGAGGAGTATAGCGCACTGCTTCGTGCGGATGCCGAGAACACATGGCGTCCGAACCATTGGGACACCATGTACAATGATGCTTTCAACAAAGAGAGGAAAGCCATAGACGACATCCTCAACCGGTACAACATGGACGACTCCGACTCCATGACCGACTATCATCATGTGAACTACTACGCGAGCTTGCGCATGGATGATCACGCTTTCAAGGGCAAGTGGTATCCTCAGAACAAGGAGTACCAACGCATGGAGCAGTTCCGCGCTGACTACAAAGCGAAGGTCGATGCCGCCAATGCGCTCGCCGCCGAGAGAAGAGGCAAGTACAAGAAGGGAACGAATCTCATCTATGCGTTCCCCGGAAGCCCCAACCTTCCTGCTGGTGACTATCCTGCGGTGGTGTTGACATCTCCCAATGGACAAGGGTCGATGTCCTATTACAAGATACGCTTCATCGCCAACAAGCGGTTCGATCCAATAACGAGGGCGGTGATCGAGGGGAAGCCCATGACCTATACCACCTCCACCCCCGAGACAAAGCTCCGTCCAGCGGTCTAAGGGCTTGAGTTTCATTTTCTTTTGGGCTTTATTTATGGGCGATGGCATTCATCCCGAAGGAGCCCACGAATTTTTTGAGCATACGTCTCACCAATGTCGGGAGGCGCATGGCCTCCTTGGGTAAGCTCACGTTCTCTTACGCGGCCGTTTCAGACCGCGAGATAGACTATCGGTTCGCTGTGGAGGAGGATTACAACCACTCCTGCAATCGCGTGCTCATGACCAAGGATGCGGCCCCTGATCTGCCTTATCAGAACTTTGATGGTACGGCGCCTATATCGTTGGCTGGGAGCCTGTACTCCGATAAGAAGATTGTGACGGCGACGACCGCGAGCTACGGTATGTTCTCGGCATTCACCGGTGGTGAGAGAGAAGGCACGTTCACAGGGTGGACGATAAACTCGGACATGTCATTGGCGGTCGCCAACACCACGACCGAACACTTGAACGGGGATACGGACGTATTGTTGACGACGGGAACGCCGCCCGACAATGGCATTGTGGCATTCGTTGGCAACAAGACGCGATTTGGTGTTGCCTCGGTCAGCACTGTGGGGTTGACCGATCTGTCGAGTGTTGTCCTGTGGTATCGTTACAGCGCCATCACCTCATCGGTGATACGTCTCGATAGGAATGCACCAGCGTTTGATGATGCAGCCAACATCAAGGGTATAGGTCTCCTCTTCGCTCCTTGGAGCGGCGCGGAAACCTACTACGGTATGGGTCCCAGCAGCGCCTCACCGGTGTGGAACATGAACATCGTGAGGACCAGCACAGAAATAGGCACATCCGCGAACAACCTTCGTTATACACAATACGGATCCCTTGAGTACAATGGGGCAAAGAGATACTTCGGCTTCGATAGCGAAACGCGCGCAGTGGGCTTCGTGCATTATTCGAACCACGACACCGGGAACACGTTCGGGGAGCAGTTCGTACCCAAATCGACCGTTGTGGACCTGCCGCTCATCATGTGGCATCGGTACAAGATACCTCCGGGCCAAGCCCGCGTGAAAGGCGTAAGGTTCACCGATAGGAACAGCAACATATATTACGACTCCACCGCGCACACCCCGTACACGCAGTTGATAGAGGATGACATATTCGGTGCCTCACAAGTGGTCGGAAGAGTATACTTCAGACTTCGTATAATTGTCTTCACCGATCAGGAGATACTTACGGCACTATCATACAAGTCCAACAGGAACTGGACCCTTCCACCGCTGAGCCTCAGTTTGGTACAGAACCCTCAGCCTCCACTGACGACGCTGACCTCCAGCGGCATGTGCGAGAGTGGAAAAACGTTCTACGTCACCTATAGGACCATATCTGATCAGCCCATCAGCAACACATCGTTCGGTTATGGTCCCAGCATCCATTGCAACTATATCCAGAAGATAAAAGGCTATACGGATGAGAACGGGCTGAGCTACTATCTGGCCGCTCAGTTCCCCACGTTCGCATTCCCTCACATGAGGAGGTCTACGGAGTTCGTGACCTTCACAGGATTCGGATGGACCGCTAACAAAGTACAATTGCTGGTGGCGAAGGTTGACGACGAGGATGACTATGGCGTGGGTTACGTCCCAACCAACTCGTGGGTGGCCATATCGGACCTCACCATAGGGGGCAATGGAGTTGTTGACGGAAGCTCCTATAGTGCCGCAGTGGACCCCGCTGAACTTGCAGGCCATCAGTTCATCGTGTCCAATGAGGACTACCTCAGTGGCACCACGTACGACTTGGCCGAACACTATCCGGACTTCTTCACGAATACAGACTTCAATGGCCCGGCGAGCCAGATAGGGCTCACCTATGGTAATGAAACGTACTTCCCCGGTGTTGTACAGACGGTCATGGCCGCCACGGTCTTCAAGACAACGTGGAAGGTTGTGCTGCCGGACACCGAGTTCAACTCATCCTTGAACACCACGTTCAATGGTACTCTCAACAACAGTACTTACATCACCGAGATAGGCATCTTCGATGACATGGGACAACTGGTAGGTGTTGCTAAGCCCACATGGCCCATCCGCAAGAACCAAGGCCGATACTTGACCTTTGAGTTGGAATTCGATTTCTGATATACATTTGCGGCCTGTACCAAGACCGCATCAAGTTTCCATGAAGAAGTCAATATCCCTGCTCTTGATCCTTGCGTTGCTTTTCGTCTCATGCGCCAGCCCACGCGGCGTCGGAAACACCCGCGAGGCATCCAAGTCCCAGCGCTACAACCAGAACAGGGTGGGCACCCAGTTCATCGGAATTCGCTGAGCCGAAACATTCGGGGTAGTTTGTTCGTATAACTTGTGCTGCAATGGCCAAGAGATCAACAGACCATCAGATTCTGTCGTGGGACAACAACCCACGCCATCATGCCATACCGCCTTTATTCGTGGGCAAGCGGTTGGCATCCGGCGTGAAGGTCCAGAAGGGAATGATGCTCATGTATTTGGCCAATAGCGCAACGGTGCGCGTGGACGATGTGCAGGAGTATCCTCGTGAGGATGGCAAGCTCAAACACTACAAGAAGCTTCTCCTGACGGTTATACACAAGAACGGAGAAGAGGGCAAGCAGTTCGAGGCGGCCACGGTGAACGCATACTTGGCCGTCAAGACCGCAGACCTTAAGGAGGAACACCAGTGTTTGTTCTATGATGGTCAGAACATCAAAGGTGTGATCAAGGATGGGATACTTCATCCCGACAAGGAATTCCTGATCGATTGGAGCCAGCGTGTGAAGGACATGTTGAAGCTCAAGAACAAGTACTCCTACAGTCGTAAGCATCGTGCGGATCAACAGATGCCAAGTCTCTTCCACAGCATTGTAAATGAGATAGGCACTCCGGTCTTCAACCAGTTCGTCCGGGATTACTTCGTGGGCCAGAAAGACTTTGATGAAGCGTGCGCCGTCGCTCATAAGGCCATGCGCCAGATAGGGCCCATCGCGATGCATCATCCGAACAAGTCGTTCGCCGAGCATATGCTCTACATCTGTGTTGGAATGAGCGAAGACCTCTGGAGTGCTATACGACATGCAATTGAAGACGAAGCATGAAAAGCGTACACATCCTTTTCCCTTGTAGTCCACTGGAGGGCATCCGTAAAGTGGACGAGGAGTTCCAGCAGGAGCACGCGGCCGCCATCAAGGCTGGCCTCAAGGTGTTCTTCTTCGACCATGACCACTTGGTCAAGAGGGGTGAGGTCATTTTCAATGAGTACCCCAAGGGCACCATCGTGATACTGCGCGGATGGATGCTGACGCTGGAGCAGTACACGGTTCTTCACGCCGAGTTCTGTAAGGAGGACACGCGTATGTTGACATCGCCCCAGCAGTACGAGAGCATGCACTACTGGCCCAAGGCGCACGAGAAATATCCGCTCCTGCGCTCCTTGTCACCTCGTTGCTTCTGGACCTACGACAAGGCCTTCTCCGTCAAGCACATCAAACAGTTCTTCGGCGGCGATCCCATCATTGTGAAGGACCATGTGAAGTCTGCCAAGGGCGCTGAGAACGCCATGTTCATAAAGGACAGCGCCGATAAGCGCGAGGTCTGGACGGTCATAAAGAATATGATCAAGGAGCGCGGCAACTTGTTCCAGCGCGGCATTGTGTTCAAGCAACGCGTGAACATCCGCAAGGATGATGATGGAAACAACATCGAGTTCCGGGCGTTCTTCTATGGCGGTCACAACCTGAGCGTGAAACCCAATGGTTGCAAGTGGGATTACCTGCGCGCTCAGATGCAGAACACCAAGATGCCGTTGACGGACCTCATTCGGCAACTTGCTGGATTGGATGAAGGTTTTTACACGGTGGACCTCGCCCTTTCCGACGATGCTTGGGTGGTGCTGGAGTGCGGTGACGGACAAGTGTCGGGACTGGCTACGGGAGAGGATGCGATGCTCTTCTACGAGCGTCTCCGCTTCAGGACAATGGGAGAGCCTCTCAATGAACACTCCGTGGAGGATTCCTACCCGGTGCATTTTGGCTACGCCTATGTTGTTGATGGAAAGGTCATCAGCAGCCCGTTGGAGGGAAGAGTGTCGGACCTCAAGCACGCGTTGAACGCCAAGGAGGTCACCACCTGCGATATCTTCGGAAGAGCCAAGCAGGAGGCTTAAAAGGTGGGTTCGCTCATATTTATGAGCGACCATGGACCTGCGTTCGATAATAAGGGGATACCTCCAAGAGTTGGACAGCAGAGGCAGGCCTGTTGCTACCGATGCCTTCGGCGTGGAACGCGACAGGAATACCAATTGGGGCCGCAATATCGAGAGGATGTACTTCGAGAAGGGCAAGATCCTCTCGTTGATACACAGGCTCATCAAGAGGTATGGACACGCGAAGGTCGATGATCATGGCGTGAAGGCGACGTACGACCGCATATTGACGGCCATACAGAACGACCCACAGCTTGAGACAGTTGAGGTGGACCAAGAGTTCGTTGATGCGTTCATGACTGCCCTCAACAAGCGCGAGATACTCGTGGGTGATCCAATGCTGGCGGCAAAAGCCACCTCATCACTGCATGGTTCTCGGGTTCTCGTGGGCAATCTGCACACGGTGGCCAAAATGGTCCATCAATATGAGTTGCAATTGTCCAAGATGGCCAGCCGTGAACTGGAGACGGAGAAACCGACGTTGTTCTACAAGCTCCGCTTGCAGAAGGCGACCTATGATGGGTTTGATAGGCTGACCAGTGTGCCCATGTCGGATAGGAACCCTCCAGAGAGAGGAAGTTGCTGGTTCAAGGACCAAGCCAACAATTGGTATAAGAAAATGGGTGCTCCTCCTGCGATACACATGCGCGTTGATCGTGGCAAGGGAAAGATATTGACCTATAACCCCTACGAGATGAGGTTGGGTGACGTATACACTTTCCGTGGGCGTGTCGCCCGCACCTACACTGATGCGAAAGGCTTCGTGATCAATGTGATAGACGGGGTGCAGCCGCTGTGATGTATCTTTGTCGTACGTAACAAAGCGCTTACTTTGTACGTATAACAGAGTGACCATGCAAGTGTACGACCACAACAGACCAGCCCCGGTATTCCATAACGAGGAGAACCCATGTCATGAACTTCCTGATGGGAAGAAGGTGTGGGATTCAAGGTCTGTCGCCGTTACTTGCATCATCCTTTGTGTTCACGAGGGAGATCTCTTCGTTCTCATGGGAGAACGAGGCCCGAACTTGGATCATCCCCACAAGTGGTGCATCATCTGCGGATACTTGGACCGCAATGAGACGTTGGCCGAGGCTGTCAAGCGGGAAGTGTATGAGGAGGCCGCCTTCGACATCGATGCGCTCGACCCCGAGTGTATCCTGTACGAGGATCTCAAGATGCCTCATGATGTTGAGTCATCGCCCAAGTCCAATCGGCAGAACATCAGCACGCACTACGGGGTGGTTTTCAAGGGCGCTCGCCCTCTGCTTCCGCAATCGCAAGCCATTCTCACCGGAGAGATGCTCCAGATGGAATGGGTGCGCCTATCGGCCATCCTCACCAATGAGGAGATACAAGCCAAAGGTGTAGAGAATCTGTACGCCTTTGGTCACAATGAGCAGGTCCACAAGTTCGTGCGGCTCATGGTGGAACGCGGCGTCCTGTCGTCTGAAGTCCTCAAACAGGGACAGACAGCCTAGGGTGGTCCGCCTTCAAGTACTGCGCAAGCGCCGGGTCGATCTTCACGAGGTCGCTCATTCCGGCCTCCCAATCCTGTAGTCCATTGCCGATCTTGAGCCTGCCCACGTTGTCGTTGATGTAATCCACGATGGCCTCCTCTGGAAGGTAGGCGGCACTGTAGTGGCCAATAGGTCCATCATCGGACACCCCGACGAAGTCGACCATGATGCTGCGCGCTGTATCGCCGTCCATGCCCTGAAGGTCCATAGCGTAATAGTCGCCGCCATGATGCACGATCACGCAGGACTTGTCGGCATCGGTGAGCGAGAATACCGTCTTGGGCTTCTTCCTCGCGGGCACCGGCTCCACTTGATTGTATGGAGCATCAATGGCATCCATTGCCCCCATGGGATAGTTGGAGAGTTCATTGATGAGGCTTTGGGCTTCATCCAGAAGCTTGCTCATGCGCGCTATGCGGCTCTCCTTGTATAGGGTACCATAGCCATTGCCTTGTTCAAGTTCGGCCTTGGCCGCCATGGCCTCCTCCTCACTTGCATGACCATCGCCAACCGGGTCATTGTCGGCATTGACCACATACCAGTATGGGTCGCTATCTGTTGGAGGCACAACATAATATCCGTTGTCCACATCGTCCGCCAAAGCCATGCTATCGAGGGACTGGGGGTCATCGCTGAACTGTCCGCCATCGATGTCCATATCGTCGATGTCTTCCTCCATCATGGCGTCCGCCGTTTTGTTCGCCTCGCGATCTGCATCATAAGGATCTTGGGTCGACACTTTATGGGTGTTGCAACCATAGGGGCACATCCAAAGATGGAAACCGCCATTGTCGGCCGTACGATGCGCTTCCGCCTTGGCAAAGATGGCGTCCACCAGCACATCCTGAGGGAGTCTAGCATATTTGGTCTTGTCCACCGCGTCGAAGTCAGCCGCCATGACCGAGCTATTACCGCCAGCGGCCTCATAAGCATCCCATTCGGACATGATATCCAGAAGAACTTCGTGAGGAAGACCATAGAGGTTCAGTTTGGCCGCATCATCGGCTTCTGGACTGTGGCTCCAATCCCACGCCTCGTTCATCTTGGTCAAGGCTTCTTTGAGTTTGGAGCGATGCTCCGCCAGTCTTTGGGTCCTTGCCTTAAGAATACTTCTGTTGTATTGCTTGGCAAAAGTGCCGAGCAACTTGTAGATGCGCCATGCCACCGGGTCCATGTCCACCTCTCCCGTCTCCTCATTGGTGGGGTCGAAGGTGTCATTTAGGTCGATGATCCACTGCTGCACCGAGGAGATGAACGGCGAGTTGGAGTTGTGGTCCATCATGTACTTGTACATCGCCACCGCCATGGAGTCCAAGAACTCGTGGGCGTTCTGTTCGCTGTAGGCGGCCAGTTGCGGATCAGCCGTGAGGAACGCTGTCACCTTCTCGTTGAAGTTCGAGTAGTGCTCCTTCCACGCGGAGGCATGAGCATTGGCGCCCTTCTCCGGTGCTTTGTCCACGCTCTTCACGAATGCCTTAGGGTCCTCCATCGACCCGAACTCCGGAAACTCATCCGCTCCGAACTCCTGTTCGATGTCCTGTTGTGCTGCGGCCCTAGCGTCGAACAGGTCGTCTGTGTTGAGGCTCTCCAGTATCTTCTCCAAGCCTTGCTTGGTGTTCTCCAGCGAGAGCTTCGAGAGTTGGTGCGATATCTTGTCCGCCAACAACGAGGCAAGTTGGCCCTTAGTGATTCTTTCCTTCATTCGGACGTTTGTTCATAAATATCCTAGGAGGAGGGGGTTGGAATTTTTTTTCGTGTATTGCTTGCAGTTGATCGAACTGCACCTATATTTGCCCTCGCTGACAACAACAACCAGCGCCTGTTCTTTGAGGTAACGAAATTCTTGAGGCCCGCTGGGGTCTCGTCTTCAGCCAGTTGAAGAGGGAGAAGGAAGGCTTCGGCCGACCGACTTTCAGACCTGCTGGTGGAATGACAGCCGCTTCATGCGCAAGTGTGGAGCGGAGAATAAACTTGGCAACAAGGATAAAGGGGGTGGGCGCTCGTTAAAAGGCGCCGGAGGTTCAACGACATTCCCCGCTCTGTATTGGTCGCAAGATTGGTATGGAGATGAGCAGCAGCACTGAGTATGCTTCCTAGTGACCTAACGGTTGAGGGAAGCAGCGCCAAATCCTTGGCGCTGAATGGGTCGTGAGATTCCAGAAGAAGCGGTGCAAGCATCCGGGGAAAACCCGAGATGGATTGACATGGTCAGTTGGTCTGTTAAAGTGCGAGGGCCTGAGAACCCTAGTGCGATGCTTGGTTGTATGTCAATCTTCTGCTGTTCGTGCGAAAGCATGGACACTTGAGCGGCCGCAAGGTCGTTCAAGAGTAGACCAGAAGTGATGATGTATGACGTTCCGACACCTCAACGTCGGATAGAGAGATGTTTTGTATTCCCTCGCTCAAAAGGCGAAGGAGCAGAGGCCCGCGCGCCACGTCTTTCAGTATTGAGCCATATGCTTGCCCCTCAGAAGGCGATCCATTCATAAACGGAAAAAATGAAAACGCAAAAGTGCGCCGGGCGTTCCTGAGGAAGGACATCTAAACTCGTCGTGGGTCAAACCATAAGGCGAGCCAGCGGAGCCGCAAGCTACCATTGGTTGATGAAGCGATTGGCCTGTCAGCGTTATGCTGACGTTGATTGGTTGATAGCTCGTCGAGAACTCGGAACGACTAAGCGTGGTGAACGCGTAAACTCACCGATGTTGGCGAGGGACTTCTTCGAAAGGGGAAGTGGATAAGAGGGTCAACCGCCTTAAAACGGGTACAACTCTCGAAAGTCTTGCTGCTAAGGTTGTAATCTCAGGCCTTTAGAACAGAAACGGGTTTCCATTCACTTGGAAACCCGTTTCTGTTTGTGTACATTTTGCTGTGCAACTCTATCAGTTCAGATTCGATAATATCACGATGTACGATGAGCGCGCGTCCGCGCTCTTCGATGAGTCAGGTGATCACAAGGCGATAGCCAAGAGGGACATGCTCCTCTTCGATCAGAAGGAGAAGTCCCTCTCGGTCAATGAGAATGAAACACTCAACGCTGCCTATACACTGGTGGAGGAGTATATCCTCCTGAAGAAAATCGGGATATCCTTCCGGTTGGACATAGCCAAGCTGGGTCAGATCGACCTTCTCACTCTCAAGCACGGAGGCTATGTACGATTGACGCAGGAGAAGATCCTGATGCACTTGGTCACCGAGACTGGAGAGTACGACATCGACATGTCCGTCAAGCCGCCGATCGGCAAGTTGAGGAGCTTCGACATGTACTGGTACGATGGTACGGTCGGCGTACGATACGGGAAGGACAAGGCCGAGTTCGAGATACCCGAGGGATATCAGGACAAACTGGAGGTGACCGGGTTCTTCGGGCATGTGTCGGAGACCACCGCTAATATCTACGCCATATCGGTCGAGCCGTGGGTGACGGAAAGGGCCATGGAGATCGTGGAAAAGACACTGGTGGACGAGATGGCCAAGTCGGTTGATAATGAGATAATGTCCGACCTGCTCCGGATGGTCCCCACGGGTTCCACCACACCACTCATGAGCGAGCACATCGCCGAAAGGAGAAGGAAGATGGGGATACCCGAATCAGGGCTTGGGCCTCCATCCATAGCAGACAAAGAAAGGTTCGACGCACTCTCGTTCCCCTTGATACGCTCGGTACTACCACAGTTGCTGAAGAACTCTCAACCAGACGACACGATGAATGAAACGATTTTGGCATATCTCACCCGGATCACCGGGCTGAACGAAGAGGATTTGAAGGCCCTCGACCGCAAAGAACTGATACGCTTGGTCTATAATGGTATCGCCAACGACCCCCTGAACGCCAGAGCGCACCATGAGATCCTAAAGGAAGCGCACTATGCCGCAGCGCGCTTCTTGGACGGGGATCAATCTTTGACGACCCCGGACGTCTCCATAGGAGACAAGACCTACAACACATTCGAGTTTGGCGAGGTCAATCGCATCAATTGCACGCCTCAGAGGCTTCTCTATTTGATCAAGACCTACCCGGAAGTCTGGCTCAAGCGGCTGGTGTGACCTCGCCTCTATTTATGACAAACCAATATGACTATGAAAGATCCAAATGCATCCAAGGAAGAAGTGAAGACCGTGTTCAACGCTTGGTGGTTCAAGTTCGCATTGTTCGGCGGAGTAACGCTGCTGATGTGGTTCTTGGCACAGAACGGCTTCTTGGCTGGGTTGGCCCTCGGAATGGGCATCATGTCCTTCTTCAAGGACTTCTCCAAGTAAGGATGGAGCTATCGGGAATGGATGAGCACCGTGGGCCCAAGCTGACGGAGTGCTTATCCATTCCCATTCTGAAAGTATGATCGAACAATGTACTTCCTAAGAGACCTTCTGTTCAGCATATTCCCGTTCTTGCGCATAAGGCAGATCAAGAAGAAGGAGATGCCATGCGTTCATTGTGGACATCATCCCAAGACGGGAGTTACGATGATAGGAACGCGCAATTAAAGAGAGGCATATTTATGAGCGCAGCACGCGCTCATGGCCTATAGCATTCCGCTCATACGACACTTCAGGACGGCTGGTTCACAGGATGGTCCGGGACACGTTTTCTACAACGACAACTTCGTTCTTGAGCGTTCCGTAGACCACAATCCTACCGTGTACTTCCTGCCCGGATTTTCAGCCTCAACGGGAACGTATGATTTTTACAACTCCAACAGGAGGTCTGTATTCCTGATATACACCAGACCGTCCATCGGATTTGTGTTCACTGGAAATACCGACGTTTTCACTTCCGACACCAGATTGTTGGGCGTGGTACAGGACTTCCATAAGATACCCTATGATGATGTTCTTGAATACAGGAGGACCCGGTCCAGCGTTGCGTGGAACCGCGTATCGGATGCGATACGGTCGCCGATCGCATCGTACTCTTCCGTCACATCAGCGATAACCACCGCCTTCACTTTGTCGGTATTGCCGGAACAGTTCATAAAGCCGACCGAGAGGTATACCGAGGAGATGTTCGAGGACAGGGCGCAATACTTCTTGAACACGCGATTCCTTTACTCCCTTACAGCGAATACAGGGACCTTCGAAAGCAGCGCATTCACATCATCAACACTCACCATTAGTACGTTGGATGAGAATGGGTTCATTGTTTCGGGCCCATACTCAGCGGAGACGTTCGTATCCACGAATGACCGGAAGTCGCTCATAACTGCTGGAAGTTGGAGCGGAGAATCGGTTTATGGACTGTTCTTCACGTGTTTCCAACCACCCAGCAAGCCCATATTGCATCCGCCGTATGTTGCTACTGCCATCACCGAGGACGGGACATTCACTCCCACGTTCAACTTCTCGAACGTTGAGGATGGGGACAGGTTCGTGCTTCAGGTGACCTATGATATGACGGATACAGGCTTCACGAACACGAGCGCCTATTCCGGTGTGACCGATTACTTCCGGGAGAAAACAGAGAACAGTCTGGAACAGACAGTGGACACCATAACGCAAGGTGTCGTTGGAAGTGAGAGGACGGTGTCGCTCAAGACCCGCAGGATCAATGCCCCAATAAGATCGAACAGCCTCTTCCTCTACAGGATAGGGAACGTGAAATCCATAATGAGCATCTTTGACGTGGAGCAGACCACGATAAACTTCTCATCGTATTATACAGGAGCTACAGGATCAAGAGAAACGATAAGAGTGTATGTGGATAGCAGGGCAACCGTAGATCCGGCACAGCCGAACAGTGTTGTCGTCAATCAAGGAAACGGATCATCCGTCACACGTATACAACGATGATCAATAGTAGCTCTTCAGAGTGAGGTCGATCAGGATCGTCTCGTTCTTCTCGATGGGTCTGTCAGGTTTCCCGACACCAAGTATTTTGTTGTTGTCATCGAGTATCATTATTTTCGAGATGTAAGTACTGCCTGAAGTATAGGTGGGATTGGTGGTGGTGTTCAACGAGTTGTTGTCGATGAAATGATGCACGTTGCGTACAAAGATTTTTTGCGCCCTTCTCGTGGTCACATTACCATAGAAGAACTCCTCATCCCCTTGCCAGAACGCCTTATCGAGCCCAAGCAATTGATATTGTGTGTTGCCTGCCGTGGTGTCTTCATAAGTGTAGTAGATGCCATTGTCATCATACTCTTCCTGAGTGGCAAAAAAGATGAGGTTGTTGACGGTAATAGCGGCCATCGGCGTACCAGCGGCGAGGTTCCCGTACCGGGAGATGTTGTAGTTGGCCAAAGGAGCCATCTTCCACTTGAACGGATCAAGTTCATTGACGCCCGGATCATCAGCGATATCCACTTCCTGTACGAGCAATTGTATGGCATTCATGCTCCATCCAGTGCCGGAGAACGCGATCGATGAGAGGTTGTTCCTCAGGAACGGGAAAGAACTCGGAGGGAACGTGGCCTTGATGTACATCTGGTTGCCGTTATCATCCAGTCGCCCATCGATGTATTGTATGTAAGCGCATGGAGGATGCTCTCGGTGTCCGAACGAGGCGAATATGCTGCATGCGTATGTTACATAGTACCTCTTCCCGGCTTTTGCCAGACCAGTATAGCCTGCGGCGGCAACCGCGTTGTTGTTTGTCTGGGATACCAGTTCCAACTTCAACGGAGGAAGTGTCCAGTTCCTGTTGTTCTTGGCGGAAAGGGCTGTCAACACTTCTGGATCGGTGATAGCGATTATCTTCATTTCGAAGTACACCCTACCTATGATGCGCGCATCCGGTCCTATTCCATCCTTGAGCAGCGTGTATTGAGCGCTGTTCACACTATCGTGTATGACCTGACTGCCGAAGTCAACCAGTTTCAAGCCCCCTCTCGACGAGGCTCCATTGGCTCCAAAGCCATTGCGGTGCCATAAGAGGTGCGGTATGTCGACCTCGGTAGCACCGGGAAGGAAGTAGTCACCGTACACATCTCCGCTGAAGCTGTTGCTGTAATGCAGGATGCCGCAAGCACGAAGGTCTGAAAGTCCCAGCGATTGTACGATGCCACCGATGTTTCTGGAACCATAGGTCGTCTGGTCTATGTCTGATGTGATCAGTACGGCACCATCTGTTCTGAGTGGATCCAATATAGGCTCGAACAGCGCTTTTTCAGGGCCTATTTCAGGAGCTTTCCACACGATGTTCATGTTCCAGATAGGGCATACGGTTGTTGTGCCGCTGCCATAATACTGGCTGTACCCGCTCAATGGGTAGAAGTATATCGGCTGCATCGTATTGTGCGCTGCGGGGAACGCATAGAAACCGTCATACCTAGTCATCCTCCTGTCCAAGAACATGTAGTTGGTCGGCTCATCGTACTCATAACGATAGATGTTCGAGAAGTAGCCCAAGTTCTGTCCGAACTCAACGTTGGAGTTGGGAGAGTGCGGATATACGAAACGTATGAACACTATACCTTCAGATGGTATCGGGCCGCTTGTACCGCTGAGATGGAAGGTGTTCGGATGGGTAGAGAACCCGAAGGTGGAAGCATTGACAATGCCTAGGTGGTCATACACCGATTCCGTATATGCTGTTGCTAGGCACAGGCTTGTATCCACACGATATCCGTCCATCATCGTGTTCTCGAATATGTTCGTGTAGAAACCGATGTTGGACACAGGCTCTACAACGACCTCTGATGTAACGAACACGCTGTTGTCATCCAACTGTGCGGGAGGAGTGCCATCATAGCTCATGTACGCGGCCCTCTTCGTCCTGTACGAGGAGGATGTGATATAGTTGCTTACGGCAGAGTATGTTATTCCAGAACCGAAAGAGTAGTCGATCTCATCGTCAGAGAATGCGATCCGGGTTATGAGTAGGTTCCCATCGGCCATACGCTTCTTTCCTTCTTGCGTAAGGAGCGTATGTACCGTCAGGCTCTGGTGTCTGTTCAGGAATGACATGTGTTCAATATATCAGGTCCAATTGGAATTCGAGATATCTGTTGTAGTTCTTCGCGATCGGTCTCGATGGTTTGGCCGTCGCCACCAGACGCCCCAAGTCATCCAGTATGTACAGACCAGTTATGTAGGTGTTGCTGTTGTCGCTGGTGAAGGTGGCGTTCTTGGTGGAGTTCAATTGATGGGGCATGATGGGGAACTTGATGCTCATGCACTCAGGGTCTTTGATCAGATCATACTCTACGCTACCATAAAAGAACGACTCATCTCCGTACGAAAGGCCTATGGAGTCCCTGATGAACTCGTCCCCGGTTATCTGCGTCCCTATCGTGTAGTCGGTCGCATTGTCATAGTCATCCCGAGTGATCACGAATTCGAAGTTGGACAGACCGCTGGCCGAAATGATGGATTCACCGACATACGCACCACCTCCGGGTATCTTCTTCCAACCTGTATGAGACACATAGCTGAGACCGCTGAATTCGGAAACGGCCATTTCTTTCACGATTATGTTGCATGTGTTGGCATTCCACCCGGTCCCTGAATAGGAATCGATATCGAACCCTCCACGCATGTAAGGGAAGTGGTTGGCACTGACGTTGGCCTTCAACAAGTAAGGACCTCCCTCTACTCCGTAGACCTTGGATATGTTCTCGCAATGAAGATAGTTCCTATAGGAAAAGGACAGGATGGGATTGTAGGTGGCGGAAGCCGCCATCGTATAAGAGACCAGATACACCTTGTTGTTCTCGCACAATCCGGTGTACTGTGTGAAGTAGTTCGGTTCGATGGATACGTCAAGAGGAGGAAGCGTCCAATTCCTGTTGCTCTTGTAGGACATGGCCGCAAGGAGTTCTTGATGTGTGATTACGATCATCCTCAGGTCATTGTATACGCGCCCCACTTCGATCGCTGAGGCATCGGTCCCATCCTTCAATACCGAGTAGTACAGGTTCGCCAAAGGATCGAAGTAGGCCTTGCTGAGGCTGTCAGTGAACGAGTGCCCCCCTTTGGTACCCGTTCCACTGGCGAATTCTGGTTTTCGGTGCCATAGAATGGTCGGCAGGTGCAATGTGGTGGCCGATATCTCCAACCGTTCAATGCCATCATTGTCGAGGTTGGGGTTGCCATCATGGATGATGCCGATAGCTCTATGATCGACATCGAATCCGAGCATATGCTTTGTTCCGTTGTATTGAACGGACCCATAGGTGGTATACGCCGATGTTGCACCTGTTGAACCGATGACCTTGTTGGTGCGCACGATGCTCATGTTCCAGATCTGCGTGTCTGCGGTCGACGCAGAGGCGTAGTGCGTGGAGATTCCGCTCCATGGATAGACGAAGAAGCCTATCCTGTCGGTACCCGTGGCGAACGCTGGCAGCGGTCTGTCCAAGGTGAAGGTATCGGTCCCATTGTATGCCTCCACGCGGTACCAGAGCGAGACGAATGGCAGTTCCGTAAGAGGGTTCTGAATGACCCCGAACGGACCGTAATGGCGAATCAGAATGAGATTACCCACGCATCCTGCGGCCGATGTCGCTCCACCGATGGTGTTGATGAGCATCTGGTCGGTCCCCAACATGGATGAGGTCACCACGGACCCATAAGCCATGCACAGGGACAGGTTGAGCATCCACCCTGTTGCTCCGGAAGTGAAGAACTCATAGTCGGAAAACCCGACCTCACTTCTTGCCAGACCTCGAATGAGGTTCTTGGGTCCCAGAGTAAGGGCTGGACTCCCATCGAAGTTGATGGGCCTGACATCGAATGCGGAGTCGAAAGGGGATAGAACGAAGTTGTCGCCAAGATCAGTATCCTCGTTCTCTGCTCCGTAATCGATCTCTCTGTCCGACACGGCAACCCTACTGAACCGAAGTCGTCCGAGGGCGGCCAACTGCCTGCCCAGCGATGTCAACCTCATGTCGACGAAAACGGAGTCTCTATTTACCTCTACAGACATTGTGAATGGCTATCACCACTAAATATCGACAATACAAGATTCAATGAAGCGCGCAACAGCATTCTTGGTGGCCATCTGCATACTGGGCCTTTTCCTTGACGCTCCGTCCGTTCCATCATCGTACGAGCCGTCATACGTCATGGCGGTGCAGACCGTCCCAGCACGGGCCATCGTGGAGCACCTCAGCAGCACGCGCACCAGCCTTGGCACCACACAGGTGTACTGTGTCGTACAGAACGTGGGTCCGACCCTGATGACCAAGCTCAGTGCCCGCGTCGCCCTTATGGACTCGCTTGGGGCCTCCGTTCAAGTGAAGGACATCATCCTGTTCGATGGAGACACGCTCCGACCGCAGGGGAAAGCTATCTTCAACATCTCCTTCGAGGAGTGTTGGGACTGCACCACGGTCAAGGTCGCACTTTATTGAGCGTCGCAATTCCTTGCTTCCCAGTAGGGTTGCAATGGAATGAGAGGGGCCTTCAAGAAAAAAGTTTGCATGTGCGGAAACCTTTCTTACATTTGCTGCGTCTAAGGGTCTACGAGGCGTAAGCCGGGAAAACAGAAACCGAGGACTATTTACCAGAACACGATGCTCTACACGACCATACATACGAAAACCAATACCACATGCATTAAGCGTAATGCACGCGGTCCGGCTTCGTATGCCCTGAGTTGGTAAGAGCAACACAGACAAGCTTCGAAGAGCCCCGGACCGATCAAAAGGTCCGGGGCTCTTCTTTTCAAAGAAGTCTTAGTTCATTGACATATTGTTCCGATCGGTTGGCCTCCACGAGTTCACAGCGTGGTGGCCGATCAAAACAAAACCACGCGGGGGCAGGGAATGGCTCTGTCCCCGCTGAAGTGGTTCCATGGGCAGTTGCTCCGAGCGACGAAGGATCTGGTCTGCAACACCAGTTGGCGTAATGCCTCACCGGGGGTTTGAGTCCCTCACTGCCCTCATTGAAGAACGTGGCCCGAGAGAATAGGGTATGGGACCTGCATGCAAGGGACCATATTACGATGGTTCAATTCCATCCGTTCTTCCAATGGTGGTGTGGTCCGAGTTGATAGGCGCAGGCCTGCAAAGCCTGATACGCTGACTGCGAAGTCAGTCACCACCTCGTGTAATGTGAACTGTTGGTGTGGACCATTGGGAGGTCACTTGACTGTTAATCAAGCAGGGTTTATAGCCCGCATGCAGGTTCGATTCCTGTCGCCAACGCAGAAACGCTTTTTCCATGGTATTTAACTCAAAGAGTTAACATCATGAAAGAAGTGTCTATGGACAAGATCAAGGAAATGAGGGACGAAGGAAAGTCACTCGCCACTATTGCCAAGAAGTTCGGCATCAAAATAACCGATGCTCTTGCATTGATAAAAGGGCATAGTTCGTTCGATGTAAGGCCTGTCTATGACAAGGTAGATGAAAAGGTCATTGAGTGCATGAAGACGATGTATACAGATGGTGTTTCCAGCCATAAGATTGCCAAGGAGCTAGACTTGTCCAGATCAACAGTAAAAAGGCATCTGGTAAACTCTGGCGTGTGGAAGGATTCAACTGCCACTGATTATGTCAAGAAACGAAGAGTGAAACACGTTATGGATTGGAGAAAAAGAGCAAAGCTGAAGCTTGTTGAGTACAAGGGTGGAAAGTGTGTGAAGTGTGGTTACAGCAAATGCGTAGAGGCTCTAATATTCCATCACGTGAACCCAGAAGAAAAGGACTTCAACATATCTGGCAAATCCTTCGGGTATGCCCGTCTACAAAAAGAGGTTGATAAGTGCATACTGGTATGCTCCAACTGTCATCATGAAATTCATGCTGGCATACTGGAAACATGATAAGATTCTTGGGTAGCATAAACGGAAAATGCATTCGGCTGTTAACCGAAAGACTGTGGGATCGTACCCCACCCCAAGAGCAATAACCGAAGAATTGGTAGGAAATCCAGCGCGACTATACACGCGTGCGTGACTGGATGCAGGTTCGATGCCTGCTCTTCGGGCAAGATCAAGTGACGGTAGAAAGGGTTACTTCGCCTATTAAGCGGGTGGTCGTGGGTTCGAACCCCACCGTGCGCAAGCACGTAGCTCAGTTGGTAGAGCACCTAACATTTCCCTCTCGCATTTTTCCTTGATCTCTATGGTGGCATTAGCTCAGAGGAAGAGCGCTGGATTGTGGATCCGGAGGCCGGGATTTCGAAATTCCTATGTCACCCAACATGGTGTTGTGAATCCGTTGTGGTCTTCGGAACCCGCCTGTGAAGCGGGGCACAAGCGGGGTCGTCGCCCGTACAACACCCACATGAATCGGGTAGTTTAACATTCAAAACCCGCCCTGTTACGGCGGAGATTGCAGGTGGAAATCCTGCCCTGATTCCAATGGGTCATTAGTAGTAACGGGCCGCCGCACGAAGCGGATAGTAAGGTCTACGGCGCAGTTACAGCGCAAAAACAGGTTCAACTCCTGTATGATCCACTTTCGGATCTGTTCTTGCGGTTCGCACCGTCAAGGAAACGGGAAAAGAGGTCGCTCCTCAAGAGGGTTCGAATCCCTTCAGATCCACAATGCCTGTGTAGCTCAGTGGTAGAGCGCCATCTTGGTAAGATGGAGGTTTCGCGGGTTCGATCCCCGCCTCAGGCTCGAAGATGTTCCTCGGTGACAAGATGCAGACAACCTCTCGGGGCCACGCCCGCACCCGAGTAAGGAGAATGGCACCAGCAGCGGGCCCGCAGGGTATGGCGCCAAGAACATCATGAAACAAACGGCCGGGGTCCACCGTATAAGCACCATGGACAGCAAAACAGACCGCGCCACGATAGCCGAGACCATCTCCACCGTAGCGTGGTTCACGATGGACGCGTGCTGGAAGATGGACTGGATGATCCCGGCGTACTACTTGGCATTGGTGAACATCATCATGATGTTCTTCTGCATACGGGGGTTCAGCGCGAGAGAGGGAGTGGCCTTCGGCGGCGTCATGTCGTGGCTCTTGATGAACATCTTCTGGATGATCGGAGAGACAACCCCACGATACAGCGGGGTCTCCACAGGGTTCATGTGCATCGGGGCGGTCTTCATTGTGACCCTGTTGGTGATGGATGGAGGAGCGCAGGGGCTCTTGAGGAGGTTCCGGATGCGGTGACCTGTCACACCCCAGACATCGTGGTAAAGAACCACAATGTCAAGAGGAGTCTCCAACAGCAAGCGCGCCAAGGCGCACGCAAAACACGCCTACACGTGCAACATCTGCGGTAAGGTCGTCCACGGCAACGGAGCCCGGTGGATGCACCGGGAGATGCACAGGAGAAAAGGAGATATGGTGATGTAGCTCAGTTGCGTCAGAGCGCCACACTGATAATGTGGAGGCCGGGGGTTCAAGTCCCTCCATCACCACCAGCAACAGACGGCTGAATCAACTGGAGCGACCTGAGACCGGGTCGAGGTGCTACTCCGAGCGCTCGGATGCCAGTGAATACAGAAGCGTCAACCCTCACAGCTTGGGTGCCGTTGTTGCAGTTTTGCCGATGTCGCATAGTGGTCTATTGCACTCGCCTTGTAAGCGAGAGGGGAAACCCAACCGCCAGTTCGAATCTGGCCATCGGCTCTCAATGGGCATGTAACAGCCGGATCTGATACGTCCGAGTCCTGTAGCGGTTGAAAACAAGGGTTCGATTCCCTTCTTGCCCACCACGCCCCGTAAGCATCGATGGTGATGCACCTCTCTCGTAAAGAGGAGAACGAAAGTTCATGGCCGATTCGACTTCGGCACGGGGCTCTTTGCTATCTTTGCAACATCAGGGATAGAGTATGGAACCCACATTGTTTGATGAGCCGGTTGAGCCCGCTGGACGACAGAACCTCCTCCCATCAGGAGGAGAGATGTTCCTGTTCAACAACTGCTTCACCCGACAGGAGAGCGATGAGTTCCTCAAGCGGCTCAAGGAAGACATCGCTTGGACCCAAGAAAGCGTGTTCATGTACGGCAAGGACATCCCGATCCCGCGCATGACGGCATGGTATGGGGATGAGGGCATGGACTACTCCTACAGTGGCATAAAGACGAATGCCAAGCCATGGATACCTATACTGTTGGCCATCAAGGAGCGTGTGGAGAAGTTCGCTGGTAGCACCTTCAACAGCGTTCTGTTGAACCACTATAGGAGCGGCAAGGACAGCGTGTCGTGGCACGCGGATGATGAGCCGGAGCTTGGGGTCAACCCCATAATAGGGTCGGTCAGCTTCGGCGCCACGAGAAAGTTCAAGTTCATGAGCAACGACAGGACCACAAGCGGTAGCGTCGACCTCGCCCACGGCAGCTTCCTCTTGATGGGAGGTGCGATGCAACACAACTGGAAGCACTCCATACCCAAAGTAGAAAGGAAGATCGGCGAGAGGGTCAACCTCACGTTCAGAACGATAGTATAACTCCCTGTAGCTCAATTGGTAGAGCTTCCGCCTCTTAAGTGGAAGGTTGCCGGTTCGATCCCGGCCGGGGAGACTAGGCGGAGTAATAGAGGGATACCGCACATCTTCATGATGGCGGGGTTTCAGCGCGTGTGCCCGCGTGTCCCTTCAATACGGGCATCCGCCACCGTCTTCAAAAACTCTCTTATCTTTGTCCAAGATACAAACCGACATGATAAGAGTATATCCATCATCCAAGGTCAGGCACGCTCCCATGTGGAGGAAGCTTCAACAAGAAGTACCGCACGTGTTCTTCAATGCTCGATGGATCAAGCGGGCAGAGAAGGAAGAAGAGATGCAGGGCATCGATTTCCGCGACCTGTGGGGCGAGTGCCAAGAGGACATCAAGGACGCTGACATTGTACTGGTGTACGCCGAGGATGGCGACCAACTCAAGGGAGCGCTCGTGGAGGTGGGAATGGCGCTGGCTTTCGGCGTTCAGGTGATGCTGGTGACTCCGGTGGAGGACCGACATGTCTTTGGGACGTGGATGCATGCCAATGGTGTTCAGTGGGCTACAACGATGGAAGATGCCATGAGGCGCCTGTACCTGATGACCAACAAGGGGAGCAGAGAGGAGTCTCTGAAGTGGTTCGCACCGGCAGGCTTGCAGAGAGGGGCGATACCCGATGACATGATCAGGTCGGAGGTCGACCTGAGCGGCTTGGACAAGCCGGGGCGCTGCTGCGGTGGTGCCGGACCTGATTGTCATTGTGATTGACTATCTTCGTCACATCCTTCAACGATGGTCCAATGAGGCGGGAGGTGACCTGACCCGTCGTTAGACACGATACACAAATTACGACGCTCGTTAGCGACTCCATAAGTCTTATCGGATGTACGGACCGATGGAACGAGAAATGCGCGTGGAGAATCGGGAATCGCGCTCGGTGAAGGATAATGGAAGAGCAGAATGCGATCATGAATAGGACCAAACACTTGCTGAGCGCCATCATGTGTCTTGTGGTGATGCCACTGGCGATGCTTGCACTGATAGTGGATTCTGATGCCATGGGAGAGTGGACCGAGGCCTTCAAGAATGACGTCAGGGGATTTGTGAGCGGAAAGGAGTGGTGAAGGATTATACCATGGGGTATAATACCATGGAGTAGAAACACGCAGGCGTACCAGCGCAAGCTTATACCTTGTAGAACTGTAGCGGTTGTTGAGATAGCATCAAACGGGGGTTCAAATCCCTCCGCCTGTACAAGTAGAATTTTCCCTCAAAAGCACAAGTGGACGTGCTACTCCCTCTTAAGGAGAAGGCTCCCGGTTCGAGGCCGGGTTGAGGGACCAATCGGAACAATATGTCAATGGACACAACAGATGTGAACATGAGCAGAATGACTGTACATAAACGAAAACGCAAAGCCTGATGGGCTGAACCGTTCGCGCAACCATGCGTCGAGGGTCGGCTCAATTACCGGCCCTCAAGTATTAAGGTGATACTAGGAGCTTTTAACTCCTCGAACACGGGTCAGTACCGTGGGGGGCCACAAATACTACAACAATGATAGGACGCGTCCACAACATACGACTTGCCGGAAAGGCCCTCTTCATGGACCTTCAGGGCGGCGAGCAACTTTACTTCAACATCAACGATACGGCGCAGTTCGATGTCGCAAAGAGCGAGGTCTCGCGCGGTGACATCTTGGAGCTTCTCTCATATGATCCATTCGTCACTCGTACCGGACACCCATCGTTGCTCGTGAAGGAGTTCTCCATCATCAAGAAGTGCGAGGCTCCCATTCCGCTTGTCACATCGACAGAGGATGTGGATCACTATGCCATGGGTACAGACATCATTCGTCGTCGCCGCGCCCTTGCGTGGGTAGCGGAGCCCAAGAGGCTCGGGTGGATCCGTGAGCGATCTGCGATGGTCCAGTCCATTCGCGAGCACCTCGTGTCGATGGGCTCCATGGAGGTCAGCACCCCTGTCTTGCAGCCGCTCTATGGTGGAGCGTCGGCCGACCCGTTCATCACCAAGCACAATGCCTTGGGCAAGGACCTGTTCCTGCGCATCTCTCCGGAGCTATACCTCAAGAGGATGGTGGTGGGCGGATTGAACTTCGTTCATGAGTTCGCTACATGTTTCCGCAACGAGGGGATCGACCGAACGCATAACCCGGAGTTTACCCTGCTGGAGTTCTACAAGGCGGGTGAGACCTATGAGTGGGGGATCATGTTCACCAAGGATCTAGTGCGTATCGCATTGAACTTGAGCAAGACGGAATTGTTCGCGCATGTTCATATCCGCAATGAACTTGAGCAGCTTGGGATGGACGTGAGCAGCATGAGCGGACCCGACATTATGACGGCATTCGAAACCCAAGTGGAGCCGCACATGTTGGAGCGCTATGGTCGCTTCGTGTTCCTCTATGGACATCCCAGCGAAACATCCCCTCTTGCCCACAGCGGCGACGGTGTCACAGCCGACAGGTTCGAGTTATACGTCGATGGAATGGAGGTCGCCAACGGGTACTCCGAGCAGAACGACTGGAAGCTCCAGCAGGCGGCCATGGTCGCTATGGGCAACTTGGACGAGGACTACATCGAGGACCTGAAGATCGGCCTCCCGAGGACCTGCGGTGTGGGCATCGGCATCGATCGGCTCGCGATGATGCGCTGTGGCGTCCATGACATCCGGGATGTGATCGCCTTCCCGGCATGTTAACGGACGAATTCGTATATTTGGGGTATGGAAGAGATGCTCAAGAAGTACGGAAAGACGAGCACTGAACGCATCCGCGAGGTGCTTGAGCGGGTGAAGCCCGTGGTGATGGGCAACAAGGGTGTGGGGTCCATTCATGGGTACTATGGACTCAGTGAGGAGAAACTCGCGGAACTCAAGAAGGAGCCGCGTAAGATCGCCTATACGTTCTCCACTGGGGAACTCGGAACATATGTTGCGGACCTGAAGGAATACCGCACGATGGACTTCTATGTGAAGTCCTCCTCGCGGTTCTTCTTGAAGCCTGACATCGGAGAGGTCATTGACCAGATGACGGAGGAGGACCTTAAGAACACCGACGCCATTCACATCGTACAGGGGTCGGAGCGCATCGCCAACCATGAGGGTGATCACTTTGTGATGACCGCCGTACTGCTCAAACAAGAGAAGAAGTGAACATGGAACTAAGGATCGAACAACAAGCTCGCGGGATGAGGATTCTCTCGGGCAATGCCGCCAGAGAGAGGCGGCGTCTTCATCGACGACATGATAGTTCTTGCCGAAGACATCGGCTTTGAGGAGATAGTACTCCCGAGCGTGGAGCCAGCGCAGGTCTATGTCGACAAGGCCGGAGCGGAGATATTGGGACAGATGTATGTCTTCCCCGATAAGGCCGAACGGCAACTATGCTTGAGGCCTGAGGGTACCGCAACCGTGCAACTGCTGGCGGACAAATACTGGCGGACCGAGCAGAAGAAGCTCTGGTATGTCGAGCGATGCTGGAGGTATGAGAAGCCGCAGGCGGGACGCTATCGGGAGTTCACACAGTTCGGCGTGGAGTGGATAAACCCTCCAGAGGAGGCGCGCGACATGCTCATCCGATTAGCGGAGGATATGGTGAAGCTCGCTGGCGTACCATACGAGGTGAACCCCTCTGTCAAGCGCGGACTGGCCTACTACACCGATGAAGGCTTTGAGATATCCATCCCATCGCTCGGGGCCCAGAAGCAGGTGGCGGGTGCTGGGCCATACAAACAAGGCATCGGTTTCGCCATCGGTGTGGACCGCCTGATGTTGGCAAAACAAGGCCTATGAACAAGCTCACACGTTGGTGGCTCGGTAATACCCTCAGGAGGCAGGAGGCATTCATCTACGCCGATGTCGTGCGCCGCGTTGCCTTTTGTCTGGGCGATGAGCGCGCATCAAAATGCGGCTATGACCTTCTCATGGGGCTCGTGGATGGAGATGCGATGAAACGTGCGCAGGCTTGGGAGAGGGCCATGGCCGACAAGAAGTACACCGTGACGCAAGAACGCAACGGCGTGTGGGTTCCTGCCATTCCAAACGTGGACTAGACATGTCGTGCATCCATATTTATGGACATGCCGACAACAATACAGGGTATCAAAGCGCTTACGGACAAGTTGATACAGAGCGATGAAGCCCTGAAGAAGTCAGAAGAAAGGTTCAGAAGGCTCTTTGAGGAATCTGGTATATGCATGGCGGTGTTTGACCTGCCCACAGCGAAGTTCAACAACGTCAACAAGGCATTGTGCGCAGCAACGGGCTATGCTGAAGAAGAACTGATGGCGAATAGCGCGTTGAATTTCGTGGACGAGGCCCATCGTACGGCAATCGATGATCGCATAGAGCGGCTCCGGAGTAATCCGGGTCCATATTATGAGACGGTGAAAGTGCCATACGCCAAGAAGAATGGAGACCCCATCTGGCTCCATTGGCACTACTTCCGAGATCCCCACCAGCCCGTATTGTACTGCGTGGCCATCGATGTCACCCGTGAGACCGTTCTGGAGGAAAAAGTGAAGGAGTTGGAGCAGCGTCTGGCGCGGCAATAAGTCATCCATACAGGCCTATTTATGTTCGATGGCCAACTACAAGTCCTTCGTATTCAACTCCACCAATGACTCCCAGCCGCTGGTAACCCCATCGTTCGGAAGGCATCACATCTATCTGAATCCCGGAGGCCAGATCGAGGTGATCAACCATCTCGGGGAGATAGTGTCCCAAAATTTCGGAGGGGCATCAGGAACCCAGACCGTGGTGGGGGCAGGAGCCAACATTACGGTTGGAGGCACTACCAGCGCTCCTGTTGTGGGTGTGGTGGACGGACCCACCTTCGGGTCGGAAGTGAACTTTTTCGGAGGCGCGCACTTTGCGAGCGCTGGCGCCATCATCATGGAAGATGGTCTCATATCGACCTCCAACTGCGAGATAAGCTCCATATCGACATTGACCCAGATAAGGTGGGAACCCCTTGTTATCGCTCCTCCGCCATTGGAAGGCAAGATGTACTACAGCGCTGGCACGGGGCTCATGATATGCACGGGGTCCACTGCGACGGATTGGAAGCTGCTCTGAAACAATCAGGCTTTGCCTTTCGTCTAACGTGCGATGGGAAAGAAAGAGATACGCCAACAATTCAGGAGCGCCGTTTTCAAGCGAGACAAGTTCACCTGCAAGGTGTGTAGGACCAAGCGAGAGGAGAGTGAGCTTGATGCGCATCATATTACAGACCGAAGCCTCATGGTGAGCGGCGGCTACGTGGCCACCAACGGCATTACCGTGTGCAAGGAGGTATGCCACATGAAGGTCGAGCGCTTCCACATCAGCGGTGGTATCGAGTGGGAGGAAGGTCTGCACCCAGATGACCTCTATAAACTTATCGGTAGCAGCCGTGAGCAGGCAGACAGGGATAGCGAGGAATTGTCCCAATGAAGAACGCCGGGTATCACCCGGCGTTCTCTCTTGTTTATGGTGCTATCAGATGAACGGTGCGCACATGCCGTCTCCGGCCACGAGCATACGATCGATCGCCTGTGTGGATCCCCAGAACGCAACAGCGTTCGGCAACTTCTGGTCGTACCACATCGGAACGAATTTGGTGAGATCCGTAAATTGTGGTACGAAGTTGCTGCTGGGCTCCGCCACGAGACCGCAGGCCGTTGAGGCTCCGAGGTCCAACATATAGGTGAGCGGCGTCTGTCCCGCGCCGTCCGGGAGATATCCCGCGAAGGAAGTGACGCAGTCGCCTACCCATCCCGGTTGCCGCACCATTTCCTCTAGCTTGTCGTAGTTGTTCATCGCGAGGAACGCGGCGGCGAGCGGTTGCTTGGTGAACAGCTTTCCGCGCGGGTCCGCTTGAGGCCATCCGCCTTGTGCGCTGAATTGCGCATAGAGTTGGCCGTATTTCTCAAAGGCCCAGTTCTGAGGCGTCTGGTAGGGGTTCTGGCCAGCCCCGATCAAGGAATCGGGCACGGCGCGGATATCGATGTATTCGAAGTTCGCGCGGGCGTCAAGGGCCGAGCACTGTGCGGCGCGTACCGATCCACGGGCCGGAGGGCTCTGATCCTTAGTGCCGATGGAGTACATCATGCCGTTGGGTCTTGCTCCATGGGCAGAGCGCTGGATATAAGCGCTCTTGATGACCATCCACGAGGCGCGCACGCCTTTGTCGGTGAACGGCTTCAGCCCGTTGTAATTCAGCAAGGTGTTGTTGGTGAGTACGGTTACATCCCTTCGACCGTACGCCATGGCGCTGGTGATGGACTGCATCGAGTTGAGTATCCCTGTAGGCCCCACTCTCGAAGGATACGCGAAGCACAGCGCATGGTATTGGTGCGCCGAAGTCGACGCGGCCAAGACCTTGGCACGCTCCGTTGCGAACTTCGCATCGTTCACCACGTGTGACGTTCCGAGGGCCACGTTGACCCTGTTGGCGGCCGGGATGCCCCAAGCCGAAGCATATGCCGTTGCGAGGGCGGCGCTCGTGGGATCATCGGTGTTCACGACGATCAGTACGCTCGCCGGGTCTATTGTTCCGGTGGCCGGAGGCGGTACGGCGACCCCGGTTACAGGGATCGTCACCGTTGCGGTCTTAGTCGGGTCCCCAACAGACGTCGCCTTGAGCACCACGGAGACGTTCGTCGTAGTGGTTGGTGCCGTATAGGTCGTGGGGTTGCTGGTGCTGGAGAGCGTTCCTCCTCCCGAAGTGATGCTCCATGTCGCCGCGCCATTGAAGGCGCCAGTTCCGACAACAGAGGCGGACAGGCTGGAGGCACCACCGCTGCTGAGGGCATTGGGCGTGGCGGTAGCGGTGATCGAGGTGATCGTCGGGGTCGGGGCGGTACCTCCGCCGAACACGCGGAAGTTGCCGATTGCCCACCAGTTGCCTGTGGAGGTCGTGAGGACCACGCGGATATAACGGGCGCTCACCGTTGCGAAGGTGATAGTGAGGGAATTGATGACGTATTGTGCGCCCGCTGCTCCAGCGGCGGTAGCAACGGCCGATCCCCAAGTAATACCATCATTGCTCACGAACACCTGACATCCACGGATCCAATCGCTGGAAGTGGGGCCTGATGTGTCAACGATGATCTTGTTGATGGACTGGGCCGCCAGCATGTCCACTTGGAACCACTGTCCTGCGGCCTGCGAGATACCGCCTGTCCAGTAAGTACCTACGTCTCCGTCGATGGCGCGGAGCGCTACGTTCGTTCCGTTCGTGTGGCTCGCCGAGGGGACCCATCCCGTACGCGGGAGTTCCGTATTGCCAGCCGCCGGGGAAACAACGATGGTTATCGTCACCGACTTGGTCGTGTCACCGTTGGCCGTGGCCTTCAGTTGCACGTTCGTTGGAACAGTTACTGTTGGCGCGGTATAAGTTGTGGCATTGCTCGTGGAGCTTGCGATCGATCCACCACCGGATACGATGGTCCATGTCACTGAATTGTTGAATGGACCAGTACCGTTGACCGTTGCGCTGATAGCGGAGGTTTGAGTGCTAGTGAGCGACGTCGGAGTGGCCGTTGCCGTTACCGAGGTTATCGTGGCCGGAGTGGTCACGTTCTTCACCACGATGGTGGTATCAGCGAACTTGGTGGCATCGCCAGTGGCGATGGCGCGGATGACGGCATTGGTATCTGCGGCCACCTGTGGAGATACATAAGTGGTCGGATTGGACGTCGGACTGGAGAGTGTTCCTCCACCGGATTGGATCACCCAAGTGACGTTCGGACTGAATGCGCCCGTTCCAGCGACCGTGGCCGTAAGCATGGCGCTCGAACCTTCGTTGACCTGAGGTGCCGCTGAGGCTACGCTCACGCTGGTGATGGTCACAGGAGGGACCACGACCACGTTCTTGATGGTGAGGGCGATATCCGCAGTTTTGGTCGGATCTCCAACGGAAGTGGCGCGCAGGACCGCTGGGGTATCTGCCGCGACTTGTGGAGCGGTGTAAGTGACGGGGTTGGCTGAGGTGCTCGACAGCGTTCCCCCTCCCGATACGATGGACCAAGTAACGGTATTGCTGAAGGTGCCCGTTCCGGTCACCGTGGCGGTGAGCGTGGCAGTCGTGCCTTCATCGACCAGCGTCTTGTTGCTGATAGCGGAGATGCCCGTTACGGCGTTCGTAACGGCCACGGCCTTGATGGTGATGTCCACGGTGGCCATCACGTCGCGGTTCCCGTTGGCGACGGCGCGTATCTGGGTGAAGGCGTCGTTGTCCACGGCGTATTCCGCTGCGGTGAACACGACCGAACCTCCAGCAGGCGACGTGGTGGTATTGAGCGAACCTCCACCTGTTACGATGTTCCAGACGACCGAACCATCGAAAGTCCCGGCGCCCTGTACGGTCGCCGATAGATTGACGGTCTGGCCCTTGTTCACCTGAACGTTGGCAGGGCTCATGATGATGCCCGTGATGGGGCTCACGGTGGCCCCGGTGATACCTCCCTTGTTCTGGTCCCAGTCGCCGTTCTTGGCTCCGTTGGGTCCGGGATTGATATGGGGTTGGCGAGGCTTGTAGGTGGCCACGATATACGGGTGCGGGGCCATGATGGCCACGTCCGTGTGCGCGTCGTTCGGAAGGAAGGTGGTCACGGCACGACCTCCGGCCTGAGAGACCCACGTGATGTCGTGGATGCCACTGGCCCAGTTGCCACCGGACTTGAACTTCTTGTTGTTCGATACGTCATGGATGAGGTGCTCGCAGTTGACCGCGTGCAACCCTTCCCACTTCACGTAGTTGTCGTACAGGCCGCCATTGGCGGTATTGTCGGATTCGCACCGGATGGCGGAGTCCACGTATACCGAGTGCCCCCATTGTTGACCACCTATGATGTTCACGCGGTAATAACCGGAGAACTTCGCCAGCATCTGTCCACGGCCCGGACGGTTGTGCGGATTGGGGTTGTTGTAGGCCTCGATCTTCGGGTTGATGATCGTGATGCCTCCGCCAGCGGGTGAACCATCGCTGCCCTCGAAGGTTTCGATCATATAGGGGTTGTCGTCACCCGATGGTTCGAATATCCGGACAGCGGAAATGGCCGCAGAGGCGATACCGATGCCCGCGCGGTGATTGTGGAAGTATGAACTGTTGTGGATGGTGCATGGCGCCCCTCCTCCATCGATGAATACCCCGAAGTCGTTGAAACCGACGCAATAGACGTCCTCTACGATACAGGTCTCACCGGGATTCTGGATGCAGATGGCTGCGGACTGGTACGAGGTGTCCCGCTGGGCCTTTTTCTCTCCATCGAGGGACATCTGGCGGATCTTGGTGGAGTGGCTCCACTCGGATTTGTTCTCGAACTTGTTCCAAGAAGTGAAAATGTACCTTTGCGTGGGATCGTCCATCCACTGTACGCCCTCGATCGACAGGTGCGTGCCCCAAGCGCCAGAGTCCGCAGCGCCGCCCGTACCGACCCCCTCGATGATGCCCATGGTGCCCTTGAGCCAAGCGTTCACGGCCCAATACCCTCCGGGTATCTTGATGCTGGCCCTGTTGTAGGGGTTGCGCATGGCGGCCTCATTGTAAGCCACCGTGAACTGCGTCAGGTTCATGATGCGGGACTGGGTCCACCCCTTTCCCTCAAGATATGCGAAATAGATCGGGTACTTTGCCTTTTGCTCTGCGTACGAGATGCCCATTTTGTTGAGATACTGGCGGCTACCGTTCGCTATTTGCTGGTAACCGGGCTGGACGAGCCCGAATTCGGAGTCTCTGAGGTCAAAAAAGTCTCTCATGGGTATACGTAGGAGATTATGTTTGTTGGTCTGGCCTATAAATAGAAGCACAGGCGAGAAGCCTCATATCCATTGAGGTTTTTGATATAGGTGCTTGAAAACGAGTCCGATAGCATCAGAATTCGTATCCTTGCACCATGAGAACCATCAATGAGGTCGCCGATGACATGGCTACCGAGATCAGAGAGGCGATGGAGTCGCTGGAGAGCGTCTATGCGCTCATCCCCAAGTTGCTACGGGGGAAGGTTGACAAGAAGAAGCAGCGCATCGAGGAACTCTTAGTGGAGTATGAGCAGGTCAAGGCGGCGAAAAAGCCCGAGATCAAGCGCTACGCGACGCTCAAGGAGTGCCTGCGGGACATCCTATTCGATGGCACGTATTTCCATCGATACGGGCTTGACGCTGCGAACTGGCCTGTCGCTCCGAATGACGATGATGACGATGAGTTCCCGGATGAGCCAGTGAATCTGGAGAACTGCGAGTTCATCGAGCTTACCGATACGAAACTCGTTGTCGCCGCTGGGGGAGACTGGCAGGAATCAACGGTCATGACGATGGAACTAGTGGATGGCGTGCTGACGGTCACTCACTCGGAGATCGGCTACAAGGTGGGGATGGATGTGGAAGAATTCAAAAAGCTGCTGCAATGAACGTAAGACAGGTATTGGTGTTCCGTCGTGACCTTCAGGTTAGACGCGGAAAATTGCTCGCGCAGGCGGGGCATGGGTCCATGGCGTTCATGACGCACAAGTTCATGGAGGCCATGTCGGGAAGGTGGTATGAGCCAGCGACCGCTCCGCTGGAGGTGAACCTGATGCTTTCGGTGGAACAGCAGGAGTGGGTCCGTGGCCTGTTCACCAAGATCGCCTTGGTGGTGGATACGGAGCAGGAACTTCAGGATCTTCACAAAAAAGCGGTAGAGGCTGGCCTCACCTCTCACCTCATCGTGGATGCTGGCCTCACGGAGTTCGCCGGAGTGCCTACGCTCACGTGTGTCGCCATCGGTCCTCACGACAAGGAGCGCATAGACCCCCTGACATCACACCTGAACCTTTATTGACGCAAGGCGTTGAAAAGAATTCGGATGTTTCGTACCTTTGTGGGCAACCTTTTGCTCCTATTTAACGTATAAGGGGACGATGAACACGATGAAACGCATACCACAGAGTGCCGAACGAGGCGTCGGGGGAGGCGGCTATTGCCGTTGTTCTACCACGTGCGGTTGGGGAGGTATGGGCGGAAATCGCCTTTCGTTGCTTCCAGCACATATCGTGGCATCAGCTAATGATTTCACACTCCGCGCCAGATGACAGACCACACCAATTAGGGGTCCGTCTCGAAAGACAAGGATCCCATCGGATCTCCGCTCTTCGAGATAGCCCTCGAAGAAACAAGAGAGATCCAGATGAAGAACAGGTTCAAGAAATTCGGTGATATCCAGATCGACGACGTCGGTCAGTACTTGCGCGACTACCTGAAGAACTATCCGCAGGACCGTCCGCAACCGTCCATCTATGTTGGAACAGACTCCACTTCCAAGCGTGGAAAAGTGAGCTATGCCACCGTTATTGCCCTCTACGACGAGTTCCGCAAAGACGGTGTACACTACATCTTCAAGCGGGACCGTGAGGTGGGTAAGCTCGACGTCTTCTCCCGTATGTGGAGGGAAGTGGAGAAGTCCCAAGAAGTGGCCGACTTCTTGGAAGTGGAACTTGAGGGTCATTTGAGACGCTACAACATTGAGGACCTCATGGTGATGAAGAATCCGGCTGGTGGCTACTGGAAAGTCAATCAGGATAAGCTCGTGACGATCGACGTCGATATCAACCCGCTCGATGGGGGCGGCAAGAACAAGTCGCACGTTGCGTACGAGGCCGCCAAGAGCACGCTCACGGGTTACGGCTACCGCTGTCGTTTCAAGCCTGCTGCATGGGCAGCTAATTGCGCGGCAGATTTGATATGCAAGGGCATCGGCAAGAAGAGATCAGGAAGCAAGAGGTCGCATCGCTCTACCTCCGCCGCAGCTTAGGTTGCCAACGAGATGAGAGGAAATTGGGACACTCAACAGGGGAGTGGGAGGCCTAATCAGCCGCTATCACCACAGTCGCAGGGTGCAACCTAAACAGCGCTAGAGGGACCCCTTGTCCTCGATGATGTGCGGGTTAGGGCCGCAAGACAAATGATGTCGACCCCGAAAGGGAGAACAGAAATCCAATTACGCTCAGCTTCCTGAAGGGGCTCATTCGCAAGAGTGGGCCCCGCTCTTTTGAAACAAACCCTTATGTTCGTGCGTCTAACTCCTCGAACAAGAGAACATGAAGCGTTTCGTTGTGGTCTATCAGGGTCAGGTCCATCCGGTGCGGGCCATGTCCGCCGATAGCATCAAGAATCGGATACTGCGCGCCTACGATGCGCAGGACGGAAAGGAGCAGGTGAATGTCGGGTGGTTCATCATGACCTCCGCCGACATCGCCAATGGGAACTATTCCGTTATGGACCTTGACGCTTGGTTCACCCAAAAAGAGAAGGGGGCCATCACTGGCCCCCTCCCTTCTTTTTCACCAGCCGCTACTTAGCGGGTCTTGTTGGTCTTGCTCTTGGCCGTGGTGTTCTTGGCCTTGCTCGTGTTCTTGGTGTTCTTGGTGTTCTTGTTGCTCTTGGAGGTCTTTGTCGCGTTGATCGCCTGACGCTCGGTAATGCCGTGCTTGCTGATCATGCGGCCGATGGTGCGGGCGGAGATGCCCAACACGCGCGCTGCGCCTTCCTTGCTCCACTTCTGTGAGGACAGGATGCTGGTGAGTTCCGACTTCTTGATGTTGTCGATGTAGAGGCTGCGATTGAACAGGTTGCTGGGGACCACGCGTGTTACCTTCACATCGTTCTTGCCTACGCTCTGGGTGTACTCGTACTGGCTTGGTTCAGCATTCAGGTGCTTGACCATCGTGCTGACATCGGCGCGGTTGCTACGGTTGAAACTCGCGGTCTGTCCAACGTTCAGCTTTTTGAGGCTGGTTGCATAGGGGTTAGGTGTCTCTTGCTTTTTCATAGGTTTATACATTTGTGAAAGCAAATCTACTAATTTTCGTGCCGGAGTCCAAATCGGCATGAAACATTTCCTTATGTTTGTGCGTATAACACACCAAATCGAACGCCTATGTCCTTCCTCCGTAGTCTGTGGAACCGCTTGACGGGCCGCAAGTCGGCCCACGTACCCGTGCCGCCGCGCCGTGCGACAATCACATCCGCTCGGTCGGCACCTATTTCCCGGCCGTCACACACCTCTCAACACAGCCAGAGCGACGACAGTGATCTGCTGAACCCGCTCAATCCATTGAGTCCCTTCAGTCCGCTCAACCCGCTCAATTCGATCAACGACTCCGAGCAAGAGAACCGTCATCGGAACAGTCATGACTGGAATGCTTCTTCAGAGCCGCCATCGCACCGCAGTCATGACTCCGATACCCCCAGCTACCCTCCGGACAGCGCGAGCCACCACTCTCCAAGCCACCATTCATCGGACTATTCATCGGACTCTCCCTCGCACTCCGACAGCAGCTACGATAGCGGAGGTTCCTACGATAGTGGAGGATCCGACAGCAGTTCCTCATCCTCGGATTGACCAGTGAAACAGTACCAATCCATAGAATACTACGGCGACCATTGGGGCATCCCCATCATCGCCTTCGACAAGCTCGACGGCAGCAATATCAGGGCCGAGTGGTCGCCCAAGCGCGGATTCTACAAGTTCGGAACGCGCAACATGATGATCGACCGTACGCACGAGACTTTCGGTCATGCCGTGGACCTCTTCTTGAAGAAGTATGCGGATGGACTTTCAGAGGTCTTCCGTTCCAAGGACTACCGCAATATCCTGTCGTTCGTATGCTACGCTGAACTGGTCGGTCCGAATTCGGCCTTCGGTCAACACCCGGACCCGAAGGACCAGATGGACATCGTGCTCTTCGACATCAGTATGTACAAAAAGGGTTGGTGCCCACCGCGCCAGTTCTGCAAGGACTTCGCCCACCTCGGTATCCCACGGGTGGTCTATGAGGGTAACCTCAACATGGACCTCGTTAGGCGCATCAAGGAGAACGAGTTCAACCTCAAGGAGGGCGTCATCTGCAAGGGATATGTCAAGTCCCGCAAGAAGGACCGCGAGAACATGTATTACTGCAAGATCAAGACGAACGATTGGCTGGACCGTCTGCGCGGATTCAATCCTGAATTGTTCCAAGAGGAGATGAAGCAGGCGGAACGGATCGTCGCGCAGATAGAGAAACAAACATTGATCGAGAATGGGATCGGATCGTGACCACACTGAGTTCGTGAACTGGCTTTTGGAGCACAAGTTCATTGAGGTGCCGGAGAGCGTGAAGTTTTTCTTCGGAGCCTATGGAGAGGACAGAGTGTTCGTACATCGATCCAAGGTGTACGTGTCCCTGCGATGGGAAACAGGAAAGGGATTCCCTGACTTTTACTACTTCTACCTGAACTACTTCTCGGACGTGTACATTCCGACCGATGTGTCGCTGGGTCAGCGCACCGAAGACATCAAAAAGCAGATTTCTAGGTTCACCAAGGTACATGATTAGGCGCTGATCACATGAAAACCAAGAACAATGGGCAGAAAGCAGCGTTGGCCCGATATCCGAGGGCCACGCAGTACTTCAATGACTTCTCATTGGCCCAAGGCTATAGTGTCTGCTACAATGAGAGGGTGGAGCCTTTGTTGAGGCTTCTGGAGAAGGCCAAGAAAACCCTTTCGGAAACGGAATCGTTCAGCCCGGAAAGCATCAATTGCATTCCTCATGAATCATTGATGAACGAGATCGATGAGGCCTTCCGTCAAGCGGACGGAGGCCCGCGCGAACAGAATAATTCGTAAGTTCGGACCCTTCAACCATCACATCATGTGCATCACCGTCAACAAGGCGCTTCTCACGGGCACCAAGATCCTCTCGATGCCGCTGGAGAACGGAAACCACTTCTTGGCCTACAGCAACTCCGTCAAGAACGTTTCCGGGAAGCCCAACGCGATGATCCTCCCGATTCCGGGAGTCACCCGAAAGGAGTTGTTCCACAACACCGCCGATTACAACGACTTTCTCGATGAGATCACCAAGCGTGCTCGCGTGGAGGAGGATTGGATGGGCATCCGCTCGCGCGGCGCCAAGTCGCTCTCCTTCAAGCTCGACAAGTTCGAGCTTGGGATGTACACCATCGGCTTGACGGACTCCTTCGATGGAGTGGAGGCCTACATCGCCTCGCTCCCGGAGGAGAAGCGCCCGGAGATCTCCGATGGGCTCCGAACCTTCTTCCAAGAGGAGTGCGCTGGTTGGTCCTTCGCCGTGTGCTGCTTCGACTCCACCAGTACCATCGACGCCCAGCCGATCGCGCTGGAGTATGCCCCGTTCGATCGCAGTCAACTGTACTTCCCCACGGTGGATGCCCACGACGGTGGCGCCCCCGATATGAAAGCCATGGTGGACGTGGACCACACGTTCATATTCGAGCACACGGGCAAGTTCGAGATCGAAGGAGAGCGCGCTCCGTACTTCGCCGTCAGGTCGATCAAGCTCGATGACGAGGTGCCGGAGTTCCTCCGCGAGCGCAAGTACCGTTTCGTGACGGTCAAGGGAGCGCAACGCAACGGGGACACCTACATCAGCATTCCCGACATGAGTGAGATCGGCATCCTCGCAGACCCCGTTCTGGAACGCAGGGCGCCGAAGCCTCGGGCCACAGCAACCGCAAGAGTGATGGGGTTTCCAAAGAGAGAGGACATAGAGAAGTTGTACGACCCTACCATGCCATTGGAGTGGTATGTGTGGATGCAGGAGGAATTGAGTACGCGCTGTAATTACATCGTACGGACAGTGACGGAAGACATCCTTGGGCTTGAGGTGGAGTGGTGGGACTTCAACAACGCCCCGAAGGACCCAAATGATGGACCCGGAGAGTTCGACGCGAACGCCTATGTCTCGGCTTTCGGGGTCATTGGCGAATTCAGACGGAATGGTGAGCGTGTGGCCATCCTGATGAACAAGTCCGAGAACATTATTCCCACCCAGTGGATATGGATGCCGGACGAAGAGTGGCAAGTCGAGGCGAAGCTCTTGATGAGCGTCGGGGTCACTTCTGATGAGATACAGGATCTGAAGGAGGACATCACCAGAGACATCCACCAGCAGTATCGCAAGAAGATGCGCGATACGATAGCCAGCAAGCTTACCTCAGAGGAACTCAGGCATGTTGTCTTCAAGGCCTGAGACCTTACAATTGACAATGCTACGGAAGGCAATATCGACGATCAATCAGTGGCTGCATCGGATGTGCATGCCACCATTGCCGCCGCCACCGCCCCACTACAAGTGGTACAATGGTCTCAAGGTGTACGGAGAAACGGAGGAAGATCGCCAGCGCGTGCTGGCGCACCTCATGTGTGAGCGGCCCGAGACCAACATGAACTACGTCGAGCGGCACGAGAGGGTGTACAAGGGTTTGAAGGCCGATGAGAACGAGGTCCGGCTATCCAACGAGGCGATGGACCAAGCCATGCGACTGATCAACTTCTTCTGCCCGCCAGAGCCTGACATCTTCAGTATCTTCGGGACAACTCAGAACAATGGTTGAGCGACTACATCGGTGTGCTCACTGCAAGGCTCCATACACATGGCAAGCCTCAGGCGAGGGCTGTTTTGAACCATTGAACGACCAGAAATACTGCTCCGATTGCAAGAGGGTAGTGTTGGAGGCGCTCATGACAGTCCCCAAGAGGTTCAAACCAGCGACACTGGAGCAGACCGACATCACGCTGGATCAGGCAGAAAGCCACCATCAAGAACAGATGCGCATCAGGGCTGAACAGAACCATGGACTGTACAGCAAAAGAGTGTTCGCCACAGTGTTCAGGAAGGGTGAGGCCAAGGTGTTCAACCTGATCGAGGGATTCGGACCCCATAAGGGAAAGACCCTTGTGATCGAGTATTGGCCGAGCGAACGAAGCGAGGGGACCGTTGAGATATTTGCACAAGAGAACTTGATCACGGGTGAGAAAACGCCATGTGAAGAGTTCAGCAGCCTGAGCGAAGCTGAGAAATACATGTGGAGCTTACCAAAGAAAGAGCATGGAACGTAGAAAGCTATTGAAACTACTGGGCTTGGCTATTGCCGGAGTTACAGTGGGCGTATCGATTCTCACCGAACAAGAGAAGCTCGATGCTGGGTCCATGCGATGGAGCATCAGTACGCCTGATGGCTACGTGGAGGTAAGCCTAGAAGAACTCAAGGCCATCATCAAGCAGCGCGTGTCCCACCTTACAGGACCAGAGCGGACCACAAACCGCACGGATCCTGTATATGTGGTTGCCGACAATAATCTCCATGACAAGATCGACTTGGACCGGATGATCATATCGGAAATGCAGCAAATGGTTCTGCAACACGCCATGGCTCATGGAGCGTAGAGGGTTCTTGAGGATGCTTGGGCTGACCGCCGCAGGCATGGCCGTTGTTGGCGTTCTTCCGGCCCAACAGAACCCGTTTCAGCAACTCTACCAGAGTCCGGTACAGTTGGGGGTCAACGCTCGCGGTCGAGGGCCCATCGATGCCGAGGCCGAACTCACCGCCATGCTCTCGGCCCAGATCGTAGCCGACATCGACAGGGACATCGTGATGCGGGCGTTCGGTATCTCTGGCGACATGAACCCATACATGGTGTGATGGAACGAAGAGAATTCATTCTGAAGACCGGGCTTCTTTTGGGTGCGTCCATTGTGGCCCCCAGCGTCGTCCTTGAACGTGCGCCAGAGAAAGAAGAGTTGCCATGGCACAAGCACTACATCGCCAAGTTCGACCCCAGACGATGCATCCAGAGCTACAGGGATGACTTTGGTCGATTGGTGCAGTTGAAAGGGACATGCAATGGATATCAACACAGCAAACCAACACCATTCGCTTGTTTCCAATGGGATGATGGTCAGATACCGGAACTGTGCGGTGTGTGGGCGATACGGTTCGAGGACGGCACATCAGCAGTCGAGGACATTCAGCGCTACGCCAAGTTCCATCAGTCGTACCCGGAGTTGTCAAGACTTTGGGATCCTCGGACTTCACCAGTGGTTGCCAAGCACATAGCGATCGATCAGGAGTTGGGTGGAAGATTTTTTGCTTGACAGGAAACTTTTCATATGTTTGCATCGTCTAACGACACGAGAAGGGAAAAGTGCCCCTATTTAAGACAGACATGAACACCAAGAACAACATAGACATGAGCTTACGGTCGCTGCGACTCCGTCGCGTCCTGTTCGTGCTATTGGTAGTCTTTACCAACGGTTCGGGTGCAATGCTCATGGTCTAACGAAAGAAAGACCCCGCAGAGAGGCCCGAACCAGCAAAAGGTTCGGGCCTCTCTGCGTTAGGACAAGTCGGAAGTAGACAAGTGGAGTTCTTTGAGTGACATATTGGAACCTAAGCTAACTAGGTAGAAGCGCGATCCTGAAAAGATCGAGGACGAGGGCTCGATACCCCGAGGTTCCACCGATACACGTCCTTTGACATATTGTTTCCTTGAATGTAAGCGGGTGGAGAATGGCTCCACCCGCGCAATGGCCCCGTCGCCTAAATGGAGATGGCACCGGTCTACGGAACCGGAACAGTGCAGATTCGAATTCTGCCGGGGTCACAATGGCGCCTTAGCTCAGATGGTAGAGCGGCTGTTTGAAGGGCAGCGCGTCCTCGGTTCGATCCCGAGAGGTGCCACACATTTTGGTTTAAGAGGTTCTCTGATTATCTTCTCCGTATGGTAAACAGAGAACACCTTGAATCATTATGCCAACTTGGGTATACACAAGATAGAATCTCAAAAGAGATAGGAATCTCAAGAGAGATGGTCAATTACCACATGTCCAAGCATGGTCTTAGTACAGGAAGGAAAGCTCCAAATAGAAAAAAATGGGACGCCCTAGAACGCGATAAACTATCTGCGATGATATCGAGTGGAATGACCAATCGGGCCATAAGCAAGGCAATAGGAAGAACCGTAGACATGGTAAGCAAGTATCTCACCATGTATGGTTTGCAACGAGACGAATACATTCCTCATCCAAATCTCAAGGCGGACTTCTTTGAGCACATCGATACGAAAGAGAAGGCATACTGGTTGGGTTTTCTCTATGCCGATGGATTCATTAGAAAGGGCAATGGAGCCATGGTGCTTGACCTATCAGAAAAAGATTCGGATTGGGTTTACAAGTTCTGTGATGTGATCGGAGTCAGTCATGACAGGGTGAAGTCAAGAACACACAAGAAAGGGTATCGATCCGTCAGTGTAAGGATTCAGTCAAGACAGTTCACTGAGCATTTGGTTCGTCACGGGTGTATCAATGCCAAAAGCAAGATCATACGCCTTCCTGAGTTGGGCTCAGAAGAATTGGACATGGCCTTTCTCATGGGGTACTATGACGGCGATGGCACGGCAGAAGGAACTGAGATATGCTCCGGTTCGGAAGAGTTCTTGCTCGATGTTGTAAGACGATATGGTTTGAGGTTCGAGCCTAAGAAGGGAAAAACAGTATCTTCACTCAATCTCGGTGCCGACCTTAAAAGACGTCTCATCGCGAACTACCCTGATGGAATGCCGAGGAAGCGCCCAATGTATCGCGTCTCCAAGAAAAGGAAATTGAGAGGCCCAGAGCCGATTCAAGTTCCTCGCAAGTTCAACGTTGACAAGAAGGAGCTTGAGCGCCTGATATCCGAGTACACATATGTGGAGATAGGCAAGAAGTTCAACGTGTCGGATAGCTCCATCAAGAAGAGGGCAAGGGTGTTGGGGATAGAACTAACAGGCAGGAAGACTGGACCTAGGAAAAAGATGGAACCTTGCAAGTGAACATCCTTTTTTGTATCTTTGCAAGAGAGAGATGTATAAGGAAGAACTGATACGTAAAGTGAAGCCCACAGAAGCGCAGATCGCACGGGCGAAGCGCATGGCTGATGAGCTTGGAGAGTTGAACAACTCCATCACACATGGCGAGGGCAATGCCCACGGATTCTTGGGTGAGATACTGGTGGCAGAGGCGATAGGTGCCGAGCACAGCAATTCTTTCGACTATGACTTGATACTTCCCACGAAGAAAGGACCGATCACCATCGATGTGAAGACCAAGCGATGTGCATCGACACCTTGGCCCAACTACGAGTGCAGCATTGCCGACTACAATCCGGACCAGCAGTGCGAGTTCTATGTGTTCGTGAGGATACTGGAGAACTTTGAAATGGCTTGGATAGTCGGAAAGATCAAAAAGGAGGACTATTACAAGAAAGCGGTCTTCCGTACCAAGGGTCAAAAGGACCCCAACGGGCTCAAGGGAGTTGATTTCCACTTCACGGCAGATTGCTATAATCTGGCGATCAATGCGTTGGAGCCCATCAAGTACCACATAACATGAGCCCGAGGATCTACGTGGATATGGATGGTGTGCTATGTGACTACATGCACATGGCACTGAAGTACCGGAGGAGGACTCCGGAGAACGGATTTCCACAGGCCTCCTATGGGTTCTTCCGCGACATGATACCGATGGACAACGCGGTCGAGTCATACATGTGGCTCCATCGCAACTTTGATACATGGATCCTCACTCGACCATCGGTGCTAAATCCGATGTGCTACACGGAGAAGCGTGAGTGGGTGGAGAAGCACCTCGGCATCGATGTCTGCGAGAAGCTCATCATGTGTACCGAGAAGGGCCTCTTGAAGGGCGACTACCTGATCGACGATATGCCGTGGCCTTCCTTCGGGGGTCAGCAGATACTGTTCGGCTCCCCGGAGTTCCCCGATTGGATCTCGACGATGGAGACCTTCCGGATGTTGAAGTTGAAACTCGACTGGCCCGGATGCGAGTTCAACAAGTTCGTCACGAGAGATCAAGGCTTGTACGAGGTGACATACATCGACGTGATGAAGGATGGCGTGGCGATCAAACGCATCAAGGTAGATGATTGAAATTGGAGGGATAGCTCAGATGGTAGAGCAAAGCGGTCCGATCCCAAGTCGGCACGAAAACGCTTGTGTCGAAGGTTCGATCACTTCTCCCTCCGCAAGATGAACAACATGAGTCCATTGGATGACCTCATAAAGGATGCGCAGGAGCAGCAAGAGCACTTCCGCAAGAATCCCGGTAGCGGCATCGAACAGAGCTACTGGACAACGCGCCTAGTAACATTGAAAGAGGCCAGAGCGGTGTACGAGGACCACATGAAGGAGTTCGACAAGTGCAAGGAGGACCCGCAGTACTTCATGAAGAAGTATGCACATGTCAAGGTCGACAGACTACAGAAGCCGGAGCCCGGAAGCGTGAATGTGGAGAAGGTGGTG